CGGTGATATCACTTTCGTTAAAATCAGCAATGAACTCCAGGAATAGCTGACAAAACATCAATAATATCTCTCGTTGACTCTGCAATAAGAACTGTATCAATGATAATATCGATAGCACCCCACAATTCAGATAATGCAGTATCAGCGTAAGCTTCTGCTCTATTTTTACCAGTCTTGGCAGCAAAAGATGAACTAATTATGTAAGCATTGGTAAATGGCTTAGCACCCATATTCTGAAGTGTTTTGGCGATTGTTATGAACTTAGGCTGCTGTTCCTTAAACTTTTCGTAGTCAGGAATTCCACCTTTCCAATCTGTAACAGAAGCTAAGAACTCAAAAAAGTCTGGAGAATTAAACAATCTGTAAACGATACACTTCCAAACTTTATTCTTAAGTGATAGGCTATCATCCATAATGATATTAGAGATAAGCCACCAAGAACTGCGGTCGAGCTCACGATACAGATTAGGGAATTTATTTTCCTGGAAAATAGGGTCATCTGTCCATGGAGCCTGAATCTTGTCAATGAATCTGCGTTTCCAAATCATCTGGCGCTCATACATAGTCTCGAAGAACATCTGCAAGTTCTCTTCGCTTACACTGAGATTTCTATCTGGCAAATGCTTAAAGTACTCATGATTATCAGCTAATGGGTTGGCTGAATTTTTACGAGTATAAGACTGAGTTGGGTCGCCTGGATTTTTACGTGGACGACCTCTACCACGTTTTACTGGCTGAATAACTTCTTCTACCATAACATTTAATTTTAATCGTTATTTATTTCTTTATCTGTTTTTGTCTCAACGTAGTTATTAAGAGCGCCTATATAAGCAGCTGCATCAAGTAGATTATCCTCTCTGTGCGAATAGGCTTCTCTTGAAAGCTTAAGAGCAATCATAGCTCTATACATACCTTCAACTGAAATCTGCTCATTTTTTGGAGAGGCAGCATTATATATAGCTGCAGCTCTTTCCATACTTTCTGAGAATGGTCCATACATGCGCTCTTTTTCTTCTGAGCGATGGTTGACGATTTTGTCTGCTCTTTCCAAGATATTCATAATCTTTATTTTTATATTGCAAAATTAATAATAATATTTGAATTAAAAAAATATTTTAAATTTTATTAACTTATTTATTATTCATAAATATATTTTTAAATATTTTTAAGATAATTATCGATTTTAGCCTTAATACTGTTCATCAAGCTCATCTGCACTCTGTCTTTATTCCTCAATGCTAGTATAACATCCTCATCATGGGTCTGAGCCATACACAGATGATGAATAATAACACCTTGCTTTTGACCTTGACGATAAAGTCTAGCATTAAACTGCTGATACAACTCAAGTGACCAGGTTAAGCCGAACCAAACGATTATATTGCCTCCAGCTTGAAGGTTAAGACCGTGACCAGCTGAAGCAGGATGAGCTAGCATAAGTTGAACTTTTCCATCATTCCAATCTTGTATATCTTTAGCTGTTTTAAGCTCCCTAGGCTTATATTTACTGAGATACTTCATAATTCTATCTCTATCAAATTGATAAGTCCACGCAACAAGAACTGACTTTCCACATGCCTCTTCCACTATCTCTTCTAATGCTTCTAGCTTAATATCGTGAATTGGATATACGTTCTTATCCTCATCATATATTGCGCCATTTGCAAATTGAAGAAGTTTATTAGACAAACCAGCAGCATTTAAAGCTGTGATTTCGACTTCATTGTCTGTGTTTACAAGCTTCATTATACTATCTTTTTCAAACTTATGATACGCATCTAATATGTCTTTAGGCATTTTAAGCTTAACATAGTTGTTTGTAAGCATAGGCATTTGAAGATAGTCCTGAGCTTGCATACTTATGCATATATCACCTATTTTATTTCGTATTGCTTGTTCTGCACCTCCTTGTAAATTATAATTATAAACTACGTAACCATTAGACCTACCTGGAGTAAAGTACATACTTCTATACTTAGTAATAGTTTTACCAAGTCGTTCACCTCTATCCATTAAGTAAATCTGTGGCCACAAATCAATTAAACCGTTTGGAGCAGGCGTTCCAGTTAAACCGACTACTCGCTTTATCCACGGTCTGGCTAATCTTAATGCTTTAAATCTCTGCGACTGATGATTTTTAAAGCTACTAAGCTCATCAATAACGAGCATATCATATGGCAAGTTTGAAGCACATATGCCACAGAGCCATGCTATATTGTCACGAGAAATTATGTGAATATCAGCTTTCTTATGAAAAGCTTCTAATCTCTGTTTTTCTGTTCCAATAATCTTAGAAAATGTAAGATGTTGTAAGTGCTCCCAATTTTGTGCCTCTTCTGCCCAAACAGTTTCAGCTACTCGCTTAGGAGCAATTACCAAAACTGAATTTACTTCAAGGTAGTCGTACATTAACTTCTCTACTGCTGTTAAGGTTGAGACTGTTTTGCCCATTCCAAGGTCAAGAAATAGTCCACAATAAGGGTGCTCAATTATAAATTGTACACTTCTTATTTGATAATTATGAAGATTTGACTCATTAAGCATTGCAATACCTTTCTAACATGTGAACTCTAGCATGTTCTGCTTGAGATTCGAATATTTCTAAATTCTCTGGTCTATTGTCTCGTTTGTTACCATTTATATGGTGTACAACTTCTCCTGGTCTAAGAGGTCTTCCGAGTTTTTCTTCAGCAACTATTCTATGTAAATGTTTACCTAACACTTTTGTATAGCTAGTTTCTGTTCCAGTATTGTGTTTCACGTGACCATTGCTTATAGCTATTCTTGTAAGAACATTATCCATTCTATGAGGATTTAGTTCTTCATTCATATCGCGCATATGCTTACTAGTAAAAGCTTTTGCACATTTTCTGCAACAATACCACTTTTTATTTGGATTTTTCCGTTCGTAGTATTCTACTTCTTTTTTATATCTGCTAAATTCCTTTCCGCAATTTTCGCAGATTAATTGAATATGTTCTAACATGTCATTATATTTTCTATTAAGTTGACAACCTGCTCTACTGTATCAATTACTTCAACTCTAAAGCCGAGTTTGCGAAGCTTGTCGTGCATTGCTAACTGAAGTGGTCGCGGTTTTTGATTTGTTGTTTTAAGCTCTACAAATATAACTTTTGCGGGCTTAAATAAACACATTCTATCAGGCAATCCATTTATATGGAAACTTAATAACTTTATGCACATACCACCATTCAGTTTACAAAGTTCGACAAGCTTTCGCTCAACTACTTTTTCACTTTCTTTCATGGAATCCAAAACCTCCTACTGAAGAACATTTTTCTTCTTCTTTATAATCCCACTCAATGTCCTTGTCTGCATCAGGAGTATACAATCTATCCTTGAAAGACTTAAATATCTGCTTTTTAAATTTCTCAAAAGTTAAAGCTCCATCAGCTATTCCGACAATTGTGTCAATTTTGCCAAGATTGTATGATACCCATTCACCACTTTTGAAGCGTAACTTCATGCCTCTTATTATGCGATGTGTCTTCGTTTTGAGGTCATTTTTGAATTTGTACTTCTTATAGTTTGGCTTATCTGGGTCATCTTTTACAGGACCTGCTTCAGCTTTTGCTTTTCTTATTTCCTGTACTCGCTTAGCCCGAGTTTCTGCAACACTGAATGCACTTTTTAACTTTTTTGCTAAGCCTTTTTTAGTATTTTCATCCATAATCTTAATATAAATCTCCTAACATTGCTTTAATCTCATCATCGGTAGGTTTATCGCCTAAAAGCTCTTCAAGTTCTCTCATAGCTTTTGCTACAGGGTCTTCTTGAACAGGCTTTATGCGTTTATAGTATTTTTGCTTACCATAAATCTTGCCAAATGATTTTCTCTTAGAACCAACATATTCCCAACCTGGAAGGGTCTTCATTATGTTGTTTATCTCACGAGTGCTATAAGAATTAAAATTCTTACGCTCCTCACCTAAGCATTCACACCATATCTCGTAAGAGCAAACAAACTCTTTGTATTCTGTTCCCTTTTCAGCTAGTGGGTCATTTAACCACTGCTGGCGTTCGAATAAATCTTTCTTGCTCCAGCTAGAAGGAAACTTCATGTTTAGATATTCTTCGATTATTCCAGTTCTGTCATCAGTTACAGAGTGGCTTTGTTGGCTCTTCTTTGCAAGCTCATTCTCCTCTTCTGAGAAATACAGTTTTTCGCCATTCTGATACATCTGAACAGCTTCAGCCCAAATTTGGTCTATAATATCATCAGTTAAGTCTTTGGCAACTATCTTTGTTGCAAACTTAGGACGAACTTCAATAGGATTGAATCGGCGATTACCTGTAGAATCGCGCAAAAACTCCATGTCATTTGTAGTTCCAAAGAACACGCATTGACGTTTATAAGTTTCTACAGTTCTACCATAAGCAGGTCTAAACATATCTTCTGTTTTAGTTATGAACTGTTTTACAGTCTCAACCTCAGCTTTCTTTAAACCCGATAACTCAGCCATTTCAATAAGCCATGCGCCTTGTAACTGCTCATAAGCTTCTTTACCTTGAAAGGTGTTGAACGAATCGCTAAACCAGTCCTTGCCAAGTTTACGTATGAACGTAGATTTATATGTAGCCTGAGCTCCAACTAACACAAGAACCATATCGTATTTTATTCCAGGATTGAATATCCTAGCTACTGCAGCACACAGAGCTTTGCGAATAGTAGCTCTTGTATATTTAGTATCTTCGGCTCCGAAATAATCAATAAGAAGTGTATCAATTCTATTTATGCCGTCCCATGAAAGAGATTTCAGATAGTCTCTTACTGGGTGAAATGACTTCTTTTGGGCGGCAAGCATCACAGCATCATCGATTTTCGATACAGATACAATGTTGTATACACATTCTATGTAATTACGAATGCCTGAGTAATCTACATTTTTTACTGGTTCTGGAGAATCTATCTTACGCCAAGGCATAGACCTCATGATATATGTTTTACTGTCAAACTCATTCAGTCTAAATGCACCTCTGAGGTATTTATCATTCTGCAAAACGAGATTAAGATTGTTAGAATCACTGTCATATTCGCCTTTCTTATTGGCTTTGAGTTGTGAAAGCCATGAATCATCATAAGAATCATCATCGTCAGCACTTTCCTCATTAGCAGCATCTAACCCATCAAAATCTAATTTTGCATGCTCTAAATTCTCTTCAGCTATTTTCTTTTTGACCTCAGTACAAGTCGTAGCAAATTCTTCCATCTTTTGCTGAGAAACCTTTGAATCGGGTCCAGAGTCAAGATGTCCAAATTTATGTATTCTAACCAAATCAAATGCGTTGCACAGCCTTCCACTTGCTGGGTCTGTTCCGTGATGCGAAAAAGCAAATTTATCGTTATAAACGATAAGACCTCCAGTTGTAGAACCTAATTTATAGGTATATCGGTCTTCGCCTGCTTCCTCATATACATCACTAAGAAATGTGCTAATAGCATCTTGAATCGAGTATGTTCTACAGAATGTTCCAATTATGCCTGACTTTTCTTCTGGGTCTTCTTGCTTTTTAATATCAGATAATAAACCTTCTGATATTTTACTACTAGATGGCCATTCAGATGTATTCCTCCAGTCATCATACGTTTCAAGAACTGCATCAGCATCAAGCCATTCTCCATCTTGATATTCAAAATAATATTCTATATCAGATGATACACTTGGCCAAAACATAAGTCTTTCTGGCTCAAATGTAGATTGGTCGAACAATTCTATATTTAAGTTACCGGCTATACGTCTGGATATAGCCTGATATTCGTCAACAGATACCTCTCTATTAATAGGGATAAGCAATCTGTGACGAGGTTTGCTCTGTGTAGATTTATGCGTTGAATATATAGCAGCTGCGCAGCCATATTGCAATGTAAAATCCCACCAAAAATCAGCATAAGAAAAATCTACATCAAGACAAATTAATTGCCTGTATGATACAGACGCTTTCTTACGTATACCCTTGTCAAGATAGCCGCCGACAAAGCCTCCAACGTCTTTGATTTTAGATTGGTCAGTTTTGTTAGCAGCCATGAATTGAGCATGGGTCTCATTAGTAACTACAGGCTTAGAAAGTTTGTCGATTAATTTGCTCCACTTTACTTTCTTGTTCTTCCACTTTTTTGTAGAAGCACTTAAGCCTGTAGCTATATCTATTATGCCATCGTGAATCATGGTCCTCTATTTTCCAAGTTATAAGTGTTGATAGTGTATCACTAGTAGGCTGAATTGTGCTGCAGCAATTTACGAAATTAACTAACTGCCATTGAACTAGTTCATAGCCTTTAGCTCCCATTCTATTTAAATGCGCTTGAAACTCTTCTATACTTGAAAAGTTTCCACTATCAATAATATATTTAAATTTAAGCATATCTTAATCTTTGCGATAGTAGTCAGTAATATATCCATCAGCACGAAGAGGTAAATCTGAAGCCCAGTCTGGAGGAGTTGACATGATACGTACCATAAGGTCATATCTGTCTTTCTCATTTCCATCCTTAGGGATTTCAGCTATCATCTCATCGTGTACGTGGAAGTCTACTTTAAATCCAGCTTTCTCTACTTGCATAAGAGAATATCCAAGTAAATCACGGGCTATGGCTTGTACCATATTCTCACAAAGCTTTCCGCCATAAGTGTCCATTTCACCCCATTGGCCTATGGTCTGAATCTGTCCTTCATACATAAGAACCTGAACTGGACGAGTAGAACGACCAATAGTCTTATTTTTGAAATGAGGATGAACATAAAACAACTGTCTGCCAGATGGTAATCTTGCAGTAAGATATTCTCCATCACAATCGAAAATAATATTGCGACAGGTACATCTAACTGGTCTTTGATACTTAACAGCTTCATGAGCTGATTTCTCAAGTTCATTCCAGAGAGCAACAATCTTAGGATTTGCAGCTCTCCACTTCTTAACCATATCCATCATTTCTGAATCAGTGAGTCCCATCTTTTCGCCACCCATTCTTTCAAGAGCACCAAGTGAACCGCCATATCCTAATGCCAATTCAGATATTTTACTTTTATCGCGTAAAACGGAACCTTTAGTAATAGCTGAAATTGGTACACCGAACATCTTAGAACCAGTAGCCTCATAAATCTTACCATCACCGTGGAATACATCCATTCGCCATTTTTCATTAGCAAGCCATGAAACTACTCGAGCCTCTATTGCTGAAAAGTCTGCTACTGAGAACGTATACCCTTCTGGAGCTATAAGTGCTGTACGAACCAACTGTGATAAAACATCAGCCACATTACCATACATCATATCGCAAGCTTCCCAATCGCGTTTACGAATAAGTTCACGAGGTGTATCAATGTCATCAAAGTGGTTCTTACTGAGGTTTTGCAATTGTAAAAGTCTACCAGCCCAACGGCCTGTTCTATTTGCTCCATAAAACTGAAAGGTGCCACGCACACGGTCATCTGGTGTAGCGCAAGAAATCATCTTGTAATACTTCTTTACAGATGTTTTACTTAGCTTCTGATAAATATCAAGAGCTTCAAGTACTTCTGGATAGTCTTTAACTTTTTCAAGAACAGTAGGCATTTCTACTTTTGTAAGTGAATCTACAGTAATACCGGTTCTTGCCTTTATCCACTTTTTAATCTGAAGAGGCGATTTCGGATTTTCAAGATGAGTTATGCTTTTAGCCTGTTCCATGAGATACTTAGAATATTCCAAGTCACAATAAATAGCAGAACTTGCTAACTCTCTATCAATCATAATACCTCTATCATTGATATTTTGGTCCGTAACATACAGCTGGCGCTCTATTTCTGGAATCTCAAACTTCTCTAATTTACGATATATCTCTCTTTCTGAAAGTACGTCATAAATATTATAGAGCTTGTATTCCGCCCATTTAGCCGGAGCATCTTCAGGCATATTGCGAGTACGGCCACCATTAATCTTAGTAGGTTTGCATGGACAACTGAAGTACTTAATAAGAGCTTTACCAGTCTCAAGTTTCTTATCTTGAAGATTAAGCTGCTTAGATACAGCATCCAATGATAATGGTAAGCCACAATAAGCCGATTTAACTAATGTACAATACCACTCATCTGTTTCAGTATGCAGTCCTATTCTGTTAAATGCTGTACGCTCAAATACAGCATTATGAGCGACCTTAAGGCATTTAGGGTCTTTAAGTGCTTCAAGGAATTCGCTTGGCCACCTGTCACCTGATGCTAAGTCTACCATAACTACGTCATCATCGCCAAAAGCATAGCCACAAATCAATATTTCAAAGTCTGGAGATGCTATATACTTATAGGCTCCACACTCTTTAATATCAACTGATGAGTATGTTTCAATATCGATAAATAATTCTCTATCAAATTCTTTCATCGCAAAGTAGCAAATTCGTTATTTGACTTAATAATATAATCTCTACACTCCTCAGCGGTTCCTTGAAATAAGACCTGCCTAGAATTTTTGTCTATAACTTCTTGTACCATATTCTTACAACTTTAAAATTAATAATAGAAGGTAGCAGAGGAATCGAACCTCTGCTGACATAGCATCCAGGTATCTAAGACCTATGTTCTATACCATATACCTTTCCGTTTGATAAGAATATAAGAAATGAAAGACTACATCAAGTCATCGTCCCAGGCGTTGTCGCCGCCGAAGTCCTCAGTAGCAGTAGAACCACCTGCAAGCATCTCGCCATCTTCAAGCTTCTGCAAGTTCTGAAGACCGGCTGCAATGCCTTTATTGCCAGATGTATTGAATGCAAACAAGTTAAGAGATATACGGCCATACACGCCAGAGTAGAACTCATCCTTATCCATGATAGGGTCGAGATTACGGTCTACAATAGTAGGCTTACGATTAGAAGTGGCATTGAGGAAGTAAGAATCTGCAAATGCCTCATCATCTGAGCGCTCTTCATCGCCATCGCGAAGTGGCAACTTAATATTTACAGGAATCTTGCCATTCTTATCTGCGAGCTTAGACTTACCAACAGTCTTAGCGGCTTCAATGGCCTTCTTAATCTTCTCAATAGTCTGAGTATCGCTCTTAGGAATGATTACACAAACTGAGTACTTAGCTGACTCTTCTGGCTGACCCTCCATTGCTGAAGGCTCAAATACATGACAAAAACAAAAACGAACTTTGCCTGTTACTACTTTAGTTGAATTTTCCATAATTATGAATTAAATTTATTGTATTCTAAATTGATAGCTACTATAAAAATAGCTATACTTATTAATAAACTCACTACTTAAAATCATTAATTGCATCTTCAGTTCCAAGAGCTGGTCTCTTGTCATCTTCAGATACTAATGTTGGTTTACCTGCTGGCTTTATGATAACATCTGATAGTGCTTCAGCAACTGCCTTTTTGCCAAATTGCTTCTCAATAGAAGTAATAGGCTTAAGCTTCATATCAAACAAATCATCTTCAGTTGCAGTTGGGAACTTCTCGTAAATAACATTGCATATTTTATCCTCATCGTCAATCCATTTACGTCTAGATACTCCTTCTACGACTTTAAAGCCTGGCCAGTGTTTATTCTCATTTACTGCAAGGTCTAATGCATAAGCCTTTACAGAATCTGCCCATTCTACAAGTTGTGGAATTCTTGAAAGAACATCAGCAATTTGTTCATCTGTCAACAATTCAGGAGAAGCAAAATCATACTTTGCCAACTCTAACTGCTTATCATAGAGAGCTTTACATCTGTTCTTAACTGCACAGAATCTACACCATCCACCTGACGAAAGTTCTCCTTCACCATTAAAAGCCATTTTAGCTTTTGGCTTGAGTTCATTTGTGGCCCAATCCATGAGGTCTTTTACGGAAATATTCCAAGATGATATGTTATTCAAGCGAGGCTGAACAATAGTGAGCTTTACAGTTTCAATATCATACAGCATATCAAACTTAGCTAACATACCTAGTGCATAAAGCATCTCCTGTACATTCCACTCAGCTGATACTGGAATTCCCTTACCATACTTAAGGTCAACTACCTCCATGACTGAATCGTTAACGATAGTACAGTCTGCAGAACCAAAGCTTTCTGGTACATACTCTGAAATATCAAGTTTAGACTCGATAAACATTTCTGCAGATGGATTTGAAGCTTTAGCAGCTTTATATTCTTCTGTACAATAATCAGTATAAATTGGAACCATATCAAGCATCTCCTCGTTGAAGAGCTTATTACTCATTATGACTTCATACTTATCTGAGAATTCGTCATCAGATAGTGTACCTAGAGTATCATGGCAGATAAATAACTCTGCCAATTCATGCGCCAGCGTACCTTCTTCAGCGTAAACAGAAGTTGGTTTTGGCGGCATTTTTTCCTCCAAACGAGCAGATGGCGTGCAGTTCAACCATCTATGGGCTCCTGAAGGTGAGAGAAGCGCATGGCTTCTCTCGTGATGGTCTTGTCCGTTATTTACTTCCATGTTCTTTTATGATTAGGAATACGTGACTCAATATGCATAGGAATATGTGTTACTCCATCTGCATCAGTTTTCTGTAAACCGAAATAATAAAAGTAATTTCGTCTAAAGCGTTCTGAGGCTGCCAATAGACGCTTTTTATGTGACCTACCCATTATGCAAGAGTATTAAGGTAATCAACCAACTCCTGGTATTTACTAGGGTCAAGAGTAGTAACATTCTTAGCACCAAGCTCTGTGAGCTTAGCCTTAACCTCATCGCGATGAGCAGCGGCCTTAGAAGCAACTACCTTGCGCACATCATCAATTGTAAGAGCTGGAGCTGCTGGAGCTGCTGGAGCTGCTGGAGCTGCTGGAGCTGCTGGAGCTGCTCCTAAAATAACAGGAGCTGGGACTGTCGGAGCTGAAATCAGCTTACTTACCAAACTAGAAATAAAATTCTCTGTCTTCTCTGAGAGATGTACATTAACATCTACTGAAATCTTAATATTGTCCATAATTTAAAAATTTATAAATTAATATTTAACACGTTTTTTAAGTTGTCTTTTAAACCAATTTTCAGCTTTTAGTGCAGTTTTAAATTCTGCGTTTTCAACTTTACACCAAAATCCATATCTCGGTATTTTATACATTATGATAAAATATCCACTTTCTGATTTTTCTATTTTATATTCTGCAACCTTTTCAGATATAATCATAAAATTATCTGTTTAACAATTCTTGTTTATGTTCTTTTACAATTGTGTCAATCCAAATTAAAAAATCTTTGACTTTCATTGCATTTACTGGTGTTACAAAATTACGAAAATTATCGTTCTTATGCCAAAATGATATTGAGGATAAGTCTTTTCCTATTATAACCTTATAATCACCTTTTGTGAAAATTGTTCGCATATCTTTAGAGATAGCATGCCAATCAGTATCTTCTACTGTAAAGAGTTCTGAAACTGGTACTTGCAAATAATTTGCCAGTGCGCATATCTGAGCAGAATCGAGGTAAGTTTCACCTCTTAATACTCGCTTAAAGCCAAGTTCAGGATATTTGACCATTGGCCATAAGAGATTTGCAATCTCTTGCTCCTGTAAGCCATATTGGCTCATAATTTTATTTATGTTAAATTTTTCCATGTAAAATATGAAGTTATGTTCTTTATTATTTTCATTTGCAAAAGTAACAAAAATTCTTCATATAAAAAAATTTTTTGTGTTAAAAGAAGTTAACAAAAAATTTTTTAACTACTGTTAACACTTGAACTTATAAATCTTATATAATGTATGCGTATATACGCACGTACGCGTAACACAATTCTATATTACATAAATCTTATAAATTTATCAGATGGGCGAAGTTCACCAAATAAAAAATATTTACGGAACCATATAACCTATTGAAAATCAATTACTTATATAAAAAGTGTCCGGAGCACGGACCTTTTCTATAACTTATAGGGATATTTTTTAAAAAACATATACTACGGCTATAGTATATGTTTTTAAAAAATATCATTTGGACTATATAGATTATAGGGTAACTTGGGTAACTTTTTATATAAGTGATTGACTTTCAATAGGTTAGGTGTTACCCTATAACGTTCACGAATAGTTCACGAATTGTTACCTTGTTAAATATTTTTACTTTAGCTCTATATACTCTACGTTGCTGATAGCACATTTTGGATTTTTGCTAACAATGTTGAGTTGCAAATTGCGATAACCAAACCATTTAGGACTAAGTTTAATGCCTAAAAATCTTTTTCGTTCTATAGACTTTGTAATTAAAAGCTCATCTTTAGACTGTATATTTAGATTTGCCGAATCTTTTGTAAAATATCCTGATACTGAATTCCAGGAATCATGATAATTAATGGCCTTTACTGTATCTGTGTATATTATAGAATCTTTTAACTGTGTCTTTATTTTGTACTTAATAATAGTTTCAGGATTTACTACAGCAGTAAGTTTATCAGCTTTAAGCTGCTTAATTAATTTAGCATCATCAGCTCTTAGCTGCTTATATTGCTTTAAAGACAATTCTATATTTGAAATATGAATTGCGTTTAGGCTGTCGGCCACTTTGTATTTATGCAGTGAATCCATACTCACTGATATACTATTCTGGTATGCAATTTCACAAGCTTTATGCTGTTTTCCTTGGTGCCAAATATACAAAAAAGCCCCCAAGAGAATCACGATTAAAAATTGTGAAAGTATACTATAAAAATTCAGTTGCTTCATAATTCTAGCTATAATTAAATAAATGAATAGAGTGAAATCCACTATATAAAGGTGATAACTTTATAACCTAAATATAGTGGATAACTTCTGTTAAAAATAGGGAGTACCTGGGATAATTTTATATGAGTTTATAAATAAAATATAGTACTTACTAAATTGATTACAATATTTTAATTAGTAAACTACCTTCTTTACTAAATAGCTTATAACCATTTTTTATATACCAGCTTAAAACAAAATCTTCAGACTCATCTTTATTGAATTCTAATCCAATTGTTTTTACTCCATTTAACTTAGCCTGGTGCTCAGCAAGCTGTAATAAACGTTTTGCAACACCACATCTTCTATGAGTATCATCAACAAAGAGTGCATATATTAAAGCGTCAGCTTTACCGAAAATATCACTAACATATAGTGGAATGGATATTTGAACAGAGCCGTGGTTCTGTTCATCAGTTATTAAAATTCTGATTTCATCTTTCCAAGTTTGTTTCTGTATCATACTTTTTATATGTTTTTATATTCCTCTTTGGCATTAAAGCAAGGACAGGCTTTATGCACATTAGGCATATCACGATGGCCTACTACTTTAGCATTTGGAAATCTTTGCTTATAACCAGCAACAAGTCCAGCTAGTGCTGCTTTCTGCAACTCAGTTCTTGTGTCTGCTGGCTTTCCATTTTCATCGAGTCCGCCAATATAACAGATACCAATAGAATCCGAATTGTGACCCTTACAATGGGCACCTGGTTTTGCCTCTGAGCGACCAGGCTCTATTGTACCATCCAAATCGACTACTACATTATAGCCGATTTCATCAAAACCACGCTCTCTATGCCATTTGTCTATATCTTTGGCATGAAAATCACGCCCAGCCTTAGTGGCTGAGCAGTGAATAATAATATAATTTATCTGTCTCATAACTCTATAATTTTATCTACTTGGATACGACTTTGAATTTTTTCAGAGAATATAGAAGGAGATACACGAATACCTTCGTCGTTACCCGACTTCCAAACTTCTTCATATTTGCCAGAATCAACATAACCATGATAAAAGTGTCCATGATAGTCTTCTTCCTCTTCTTCAGATTCTATCATTATTGGTTCCTTAATCTTGATTGGGTAAGATGTAAACAACCTTAAATCATTCTCTTTAACTAAAACTAAAAATATATTATCCATTTTTTACTAGTGTATCAAATGTTTTATAAAATTTGCGATAAAACATATTTTGCCATTTTTACACTTCCAACTTTGTTCATGTGCACTCCATCTCCATTCACACCTCCATCGTCAGTTACAAAATAATGGTTTCTATCGCTTTTCACAAACGCACTGAATCCAACCTCACGTAAGTCAATAACTTTACACCCATACATTTTGGCAATTTTATATTCTATATTACGCATATCATCTAATGTAAAAGTCACATTATCTTTTTCTAATTTGATTACATCATGTCCGCTTGATATATCACCATCTACATCGTTCAAAGTTATTTCTCCATGTTTAAGGGTTGATGTAGATAAAGTATATACATCATACATAAGAAGTACATATATATCTGCATTTAGATATTTTTTTCTGACGTTAGATAGCAGAGTTTTAAAAGCTCCTGCAAATGTTGACTTAGTAGCACTTTCATTTATATTCCCAAGATTGAAATTAGCTCCATTTCTTCTAGCATATCCCCAGTCATTTATGCCGCCAAGAATAAATACTTTATCAGCTTTTGATGGAAATCCACTAGATTTTGCATTTTTATCATCATCTGTTGGTAATTCACTTCTATAAGCAAATGATAATAGACTACTTTGATACGATGCAACTGTAGTTCCGTTACCACCTCTATTATAAACTTCACATCCAGTTAATTGTCCTATTGCATCAGGATACCATTCATACCACGTAATGGAATCTCCTATGAATAGCCCTTTCAATCCTGACCAAACTTTATCATACATTTTAGAAAATTCATAACTTATATCAAATAAGAAATTAACAGCAGTAAAATTTTGTTTAGTTAACTCAGAACTTAAATTAACATAGTCTTCAGCCCATTTATCTTCTTCTGTGAATTTTCTCCAATGAATAAAATCTGCTTTGCCGCCTTCAAATGTAAAACCTAACAAATCTTTCGGCTTTAGTCTAACAGATACATCTACAAAATCTACATCATTCTGCAATTTCAATACGGTTTCACTTTTAATTTTAAGAGTATCAGGGTCGACAGTTATTAACTTAATATTATAACTATCAGCCAGTGTCACTGGTTTTGAAAATCTAACACGATTAATGATAACTGATGCATCTATAGGTTTCCATGATATATACATACCATTAACACCTAATGGTATGTTGGGGTAATCTGGAATAGTTGTCTTTGTTGTAAAAATATCATATACTATTGTAGGACTGGTAAATTTAGATTTAATAACTGGACTAAATTCTAAATTTCTTACAGAATCTGTCATAGTTACAAAATATTGAACTCCGCTGTTAAAATCATTAACAGCGTTCAAGTCAATAATTGCATAGGCTCCATCTTTATGAAAATAAGTATCATTGCTAATATTTTTTATAGCTTCTTCTTTAGTACTATAAACTTTTGTAACTACTACAAATCCCTTAAATGCTCCAGGCTTTCCTATTTGCATAAAAAAGCCATTATGATATTCATCTCTACTTGCATAAACTTTATAAGCCTTACATACTGTAATTGAGAAAATTTCGTCCAGACTATATTTAAAATCAGAACTTATATATAATTCAGAAATCAATTTTTCTAAAACCACATTGCTAGTAAAATTCTTTCTTCCATAATAGTTGTGGTCATAAAATTTTACTCCATCAAATAATGGCAGACCTTGCTTCTCAGCTTCATCGTCTTTAAAATATGAAAACATAAAAGTTTTAGCATTCTCTGGAATTGGAATATATAAATCTGCTCCACTAGCACATATCATTCTATTATTGACTGCATGACAATTGGCATGTACTGAAAGTATTTTATCATTACTATCTTTAAAGATATAAGATATTGGTAATGACTCAGTTTCTAAAGCCTTAACAGATAAAGTTTTATATTGACCATCAATTTTTGATAAGTCAACTATACTAGAAAATACAAAATTATTATTAATAAGCTGTGCATTGTTAATAACGCATTTATTTTCTATTCTTTCTAAATCAGTTAAAACAAAAGGTTTAGATTTTAAAGAGTTTACTTTTTCCAACAAAGTTCCCGATAAGTAACTGAGTTTATCACTAGTCGCCTTCTGAGACATAACCTTATCCTCAGCCTTGCCTGATTCCTGGACAACTTCAGGTATATTATCAACCATGCTGAGTAGAGTACTTTGCATAGTAGGGCCAGTAATCTCCTGATTGCCATTTTGTTTTATAACTTGCTTTATTGCATTTTTTAAATTTTCGTAAGCCATAATTTCATTAATTTAATACTATCCCATATAGTTTGGCTATTAAGAGTATAGCCTTTGCTCCATAAACTGAGCAACAACATGAGAATTTTGTCCATAACTTTATATTTTATTTAAAATCATTCTTCTCGTTTCATGTTTCCAAATGATTTATTGTCTTGTTTATCAAACTCGTTGTTTAATCTATCTATAATAGGCTTCCAGTAACCTGGCAAAGCTTTCATAATTTCAAATCTTATTAAGTGATAAATTACTCTAAAAATAACATTCTTTGGATATGCTATGATAAGGTTTTTAAAACCGTTACAAACATAAGCATAATCAAATATATATGTTAAAATCTTAGCAGCAAATATCGCTTCTTTTTTGTCTCCACAAGCATACACAATACTATAGATAACATATATGATTGTGAAATATAATGCCAATTCTAATATAGCTTTCTGGGCTTTATTCCATGAGAAATTTTTGCATCTTGTTATAGATATGCCATCTGCTCTCATTCCACAGAAGATGTTAAATCCAAAGCCGATAATAAGAGCTACCACAAAGCCCTCTGTTGGTGTTAGTATAGCCAACAGAGAGCTAAAAGCAGAAATAATAATCAGCCTAATCTGTTCAAATTCAAATGTTCTTGCCATTAAATAAAGTCCTCCCAGTTTAATGTTAATAATTTACCAATAGCATCGCTGGTCCATCTCATAAATTCCATGCCTTCATAGCCGTCAGGGTCTGAGGCTACTAACTTAGCATAAGTTACGCACTTGTCTACAGTATCAAGAACTGTTGGATAGAAATCAGCATAAGCCATATTAGCAGTATATGCTATATCTCCACTGGTCTCATTATGAGTTGGAGTAAATGGACCAAGCACACTTCTTAACTGTTCTGATTGTCGGCAATCTGATTGCGAAGAGAATCAATCTGAGCTTGAATAGCAGGATTACAATTCTGCTCGCCTCCCCACATACGATTAGCAAACATCATCCAAACTAGGTAAACGAAAGGATTGTTCATCCAGTTGTTCATACCACCTCCCATAGCAGCCATCATGGTTGCTGGGTCATTGTTCTTAGTAGCGGCCAAAATCGCTGCTAAATCATTATCGCGACCATCTGTGCAATAAATCTTTTCGATTGTATCAGCCATAATCTACAAATTTTAAATTAAACAATTAAGTTTTTAACTCTCTATGTTGCAACATTTTATTCAATATCGTAATCATTGCTATAATCGTTGTTGAAATCACCTCCTACGGCTTCATGCTTGAAGCCACCAAGATTAGTGATTATATTATCCACATCAAATTCACAAGTTACTGAAGCTAAATCTCCTTGTTCCTGCCAATCAACTTCCATATTGAAAGTTATAGCATCATAAGTTTCACCTTTACAAGTTATTTTCTTCTGACTGCATAGACGAATTATCCTCATAGCGTCACAGAGATATTCAGGAATAACAGTGTTGAACTTATATGTTTTCTTAGAAACTTGGCTTTCAATAAATGAATAGCCTAATCTCTTTGTAGCCTCTTCTTCAAACGAATATTCTGGTTTGCCTAATTCTGATTTTAGCAATAGAATAAAATGAAATTTCTCACTGCCTAATACTATTATGCCATTTTTAAGAGCAAAATCACCTTCTGGGTTCCAGTATTCTACCTTAAGACAATCATCTATGTTATTATCAAAACAAAATACTTCTGAATAGTACCATCCACCAGAATGTATCTCTAGCCAATATTGGCCTTCATAATCGATAACACCTGAAAGCGGAAATATACCTAAAAATAGTAATATATTATAACCATTCTTTGATACGTTTCTCAGTCCAGCATCTTTAAATCTTTCAACTACGTTACCAGTTACTCTTTTATTAGTATCGGCACTTCTTACGTATACTTCTGAAACATTTCCAGATACTATTAACTGAAATGGTGAAACTACATTCGGATTTGTGATAAGTGGAGCAACATGGCCATAAGCAAAACTGCGATAGCGGTTTTGCTTATGGAAGTCATCATAGAACTTCAACGGTGATATGCATATCGGATTTGCCATATTACTTTTTACTATTGGATTTGTCTTTTGAAATTGCCTGAACAAATAAATTCATATTGCAAATATAATAAAAATTATTCAATATTATATAAAAATATATAAATTTTTAAAATTGTTTAGCTCTTTATTTTGGACTATACACGAGCGTGACACTTATAAGGTGTGTGTCTATATTCACTGATAGTGAATCGATAATTCCAGTTCCAACTGATGTTTTAATAGCTTTATTTAAGTCTATTTTTTCATCAGTTTGAAATTCTATATCTTGCTGCATACACTGCTTTATTCCAGTTACTCTATACGCGTCAGCCGATGGAGCCCTTGTATATTCTATACGATACGCAGGCATATCTAGCATATAATATCTCGCAAGGTATAGCCATGAGCATAAATAGTTTTGTGGTGTAACACTATATGTATAGATGTATTCGTCATCTCTTAAACCGGAAACAGCTGCAATAGGAACTCTTCCTGTATTTTTATCCGCCATCATAAGAGCAAAGCCATCTTCAGAAAATTTATCAGGAGCATACAACATCAAATCAATATCAGTAGAAAACGCTTCAGAATTTACTTCTTCTGTTTTATCTGACTGTATATACAGTGACTTAACGCCTATTTCCATGTCTTCAAACGTGTCAGTAGAATCATCCATCCAACTAAATTCATACCTAGAATTTAAATCATCTTTATTATAGCTAGTTGCCTCTTGAGCATATAGAACTGTTTTCTTATTAAACTTATCGTATTTTTTAGTTAAGTCAAACTGTAAATCAGGACTGGTATATGATAAACCTTTCATGAAATATGATACATGCTCAATTCTTAATCTATTGCTATCATCTATGTACCAATAACATCTAAAACAGTCTCTCAACATATTCATGAGTTGTTCAAATGTTATTTCTGCTTTCTGTGCAGCTTGGTCATAATTGCCTTTTAATACATTAGACTTTGGAGCTATAAATGGAACATAACCAATTCTAGAACCGTCGAAAGGTATAATAGGAGTTGATGTGTCACCTTCATAGAAGAATCTACTGTACTCAGCTGTTGCTTCAAATTTTACCAGCGGGTCTATTTTATGTAATAATGCTTTTATCGTATCAGCCAAAGAAAATGCATCTTTTAAAGTAAATTGCGTTCTAAATTGACTTTCAAATGAAGACCATTCATCTGGTATAATTGCCCATATAGACGTATTAGCCCATGAACTTCTACTTATAGGAACTGGCATGTGTGCAGTTTTGGTCATAGCATTTACAAAATTATTAGTAAAATACTTTCCATAGTCATTTCTGCCATATTTAGTAGGATGAGTAACAGTATAGCCTGTCTGCTTTACTTGCAGTCCTATTAAGCCTATGCATTTTCTATAATTAACCCTTTCAGATACGAAATCGTCTTTTGGCAAGTCATATAGTGTTTTCGTTTGTCCGGATGATGGCTCTACAGCTGTGTCAACATCTGCTAGTATGCGGCCCCATATTGTATAATTAATTATGCAGTTTGCAACGTTAAAAGCGCCACTACCATCTGATACTTTTCTGAGATTATAATTACCAGATTGAGAGAACAATCCAATAAAAGCATCTACATAATATGTGGTACAATAAACTGATTTAGAAACTAAATCTGGTCTATTTAAATTTCCAAACACACTTTTATCAATAAATTTTAGCCAATATAGGCTGTTTTTACTTTCTCCAGTAGTGTTTGTAGGATGAGTACCTGAAGCTGCACTTAATATAGTACCATAAGCCCAAGATGGTGTACCATAATTAGCTTTTTGAGAATCAGACAATGGTTCTAACAAAAATACAAGATTGCTTTTAGATGTATGAATCCATCTATAGCCATTATAACTGTCATCTCTTATATAAGTTCCTGCAAAACGTTCTGATTGTTCTTTTTCTACAACTATTTCTTGCTTTGTGAAATTCTTGGCAAAATAATATTTCTTTTCAAGAGCATCAGCATCATCTATAGCTTCATTTGTATCTTGTTCCCAGTATGTTCCATTAGCATAACATGATACAGAATTAGCGCCTTGTATATAGAATTGATATAGTAAGCGCTTTGTTAAAGTAAGCGGAGTTATAGCTGGTGAAAGCTTAATCAAATCATAAGTATTATCATAGTCATTCATTATTTTTGAATATCTATCTATAGGTGATAATTTCAATTCTATTGAATGTCTCGTATCATCTAATTTACAGTCTGTTTCAACAAATGAATTTAAAGCTAATACTTTTCCACTATTATCTGTTACTACCAGTAAATACTTGGTTTCTAAAGACTGTGACTTTATGAAATCAAAGTCTGTACCAAATATTTTAATAGAACCTTCTAGTGAGCTTCTAAAAAATACTTGACCAGTTTCTTTTTTATATTTATTTTCAAGTTTACTGTAATGTGGACCTTGTAATCTAAAACCTGCGTAAACCCAAACATGGGTAAGCATGCTATTAATTTCAGCCTGGGTCATCTGTGATAACTCAGTGCTTGAAATATCTAGTACAAAATCGCATCTTATATATTCTGCTTTTAGTCTTACGCTATCAGATACTATGTTATAATAAGTTAAGCTTCTATTGCTGTATACAGTATAACTTAAGTAATTAATATCCTTGTCATAGAAAAATACTCGTAGCTGTTTCATATTTATATCCGGTGGAAACAACTCGGCTACTGGAAGTTGTTTTCTGCCAACAGGTCTTAAGCCAGTTAACCAAGACGTAACACAGTATTGACCTACTGAAGTGGCGCTTTCAAACTCGCCAGTATTTGTGTTAAACTGGCCATTTGTGGCTGTTTGCTGTTCTCCTTTAAGCAAATAAAATATATTGTTATTCATAAAGCTATAAATCTAGATAAACTTTAAATTTTAATCTCTAGAACTTTAAAATTTATATATCCTTATAATTTATAATTCAATATAATTTAAAGTCCCAGAGATTATAGAGTGAAGTACTGGGTTAACTATTGATATATCTTCTTACGTTACCTTTAATAACAAGAGTTCTGCCATCCCCTAAAGGATAAACGCGTTCAGAATTTTGTTTCTTAATAGCCTCTACGCCTCTTTCAATATTTGACAAATCAGTAGTTGTTTCTACTGTTATCATCTGTGCCTGTAGACTATCTGCTTTATTAAAAGCTTGTGAGAATTTATTCTCAAATGTGCCCTTATTTAAGCTATCGACAATATCAGGAAGTACTCGTCTATATTTACGAGTATTGCGTTTATTTATAATAGCCATAGCTTCACCGCCTTCTGCTCGCATATTTTTGCCCTCAGAATTTTTCTGATGCAAATCTATATCATTACCAGATGCATGTGAACCGCCTTCTAGGAACTCAAGACCACCTTCTCCATACTCTTGATTTGCCGCGGCTGTAGCTTGTTTAGCTTTCACTTTAGCAACTGCAAAGCTTGTCCACATCGTCGCGATAGCTGCTAATGCCAAAGCAGGACCAATAATAGGTATGCCTGACATAGATGACCAGATATTAGCAGAAGCAGTAATAAGAGAAGAAGCTTGTACAACAGTATTAATAGCTTCTTGGCGCTTTTGGGCTTGTTCGAGAAGTTTTTGCTTTTGCTGCATATTCTTCTTCTCCTGCTGTAGTTCTTTCTTCTTAGTTGCAACTTGGTTGGCATAGCCGTTATTACGGCCTTCAACTTCAGCGTCATAAGCTGATTGAGCTGCTTCTACTCGCTTTTCGGCTGCATCGACTGCTGCTTGTGCGACGTCAACTTCAGCTTGAGCTATTTCTTGAAGATTGCTAATAACCTGACTACATGCAGCATTCCAAGCTTTAATGCCATCATCATCAAAACCCATATAGGAAAGCAAGAATCCAGTAACGCCATATTTACCTATGCGGCCCATCAAACTCAAACCCTTTTTACGTAGCTTTTTCTGTTCATCTTCAAGTTTTTTAACTACGTTGTGGGCTTCGTCAATCTGAGCTTGTGACCAGTCAAGAGCTCCGGATTTAGCTAATCTTATCTTTTCTTTCCACAGAGCGATTTCCTGAGTCAGCTCGTAATCTTTAATTTCGTCGGCCGTGTGCACAGCTAAATCAAATTCAGATTTTGCCAAGGCTTGCTGCTGCTGGAAATTTTGCAGTCTATTAGAACCTGATATGGATAATTTCTGTTTATTAAACTTAGCATTAATACTGGTCTCAGATTCTTGCTGTTCAACAGGCTTAGCTCTATTTTGGGCTAAAGCTAATTTTCTAGCATTCTCAACTTGTTCAAGAAGTAATCGTCTTTCTTCTTGAGTGCCTTTCTTTACAAGATACAACTGCTCTTGTATCTCCTTAGCGCGCAAGTCAAGAATAATTTGGTCATATTTTGCTTCGATTTGTGCTCTTTCTTTGTGCCATGCTGCCAATTGTTCAGGAGTAGCCTGACCTGTAACTTCAGCTTCTGTCTGACCATCTTCTGAAACAGTAGCAGCCTTTGTTGTATAAGCTGCTTCACGGTCATCGAGCTGCTGTAATCTAAGCTTTTTCTCCTTTTCAATCTCAGCTGAAATAGTATCGTATCTAAACTTCATAGTTTGACGAAGTTTAGTCATACTATCTATTTGGCGCTCATCCTCAATATCTTGCAAATCAAGATTGAGTTTTCTTTGAGTATTCTCGATGATAGCTGTGAGCTCTTCTTGCTGTTTTTTAACCTGTTGCTTTTGCTCGTCAGTAAGTGGCTTATTTCCCTTTTTGCCTGCTAAGAAAACTTCATTTTTACGGAACTTCTCCTGCATCTCTCTGATTGTAGCTTCAGCAGAATCTACAGCTTCTTGTTTACGTTTTTTAAACTCATCTCTCTGCAAAGCTGTAATACTAGCTTCATATTTCTTCTGAATTGTTAAATCATTTCTCCATATTGTATCAGTTAAATCACGCTCACGAGGTGTGCGCGTACGTGTGCTGCCTTTCTTGTGAGCTGTGTCAAAACCATATTTTTTATAAATTTTATCGACTTCTTCAAGAGCGTCTTTTTGTATTTTTATATAAGTGTTAGCGTCTTCTTCATGGCGTTTTTGTTCAGCTTTAGAAATGGCAATAGCTTTTTTCTGAATAGACTTGGCATCCGTTATGCTTTTTTTAGTTTTATCCCATGATGCTGTAGCTCCTGCTCCTGCACCATATCCTGAGCCTGAAATAAGATAAGCTTGAAATTTATCCCACCAACTAGGACCTGCCTTTTCACGCTTTTCAGCTTCTACTCTTTCTTCAAGAGCTTTCTGCATTTCCTTTTGAGCTAATGAAGCTGCTGCTGCAGCCTTAGCTCTAGCAAACATAGCGTTTTCAAAAGCTGTAGTATTTTTAACAAGAAGATTTTCTGCATCATCTACATTTCTTATAGATACATCAAGTTTATCAAATTCAGCCTTATTATCTTTGATAAACTGTTGCTTTTCCTTCATGTTATTGCCGAGCTTCTTCCACTCAGTTGATAATCTCCTAAGCGTGACTATATTCTCAGCATAGTTATCATTTGCATTTTTTATTTCGTCTGTAACATTTTGTATTGCCTCTTTTTGAGTTATACATGCTTGACCACCTTTAATAACTAAACTTATCCACTGCAGAATCTCTTTGCCATGTGCTGATAAAGCATACAGCACTACTATAAGAGCTGTTTGCCAGCTGAGTAAAGCTGATACGATTTGTTTAGTAACAGATACAGTTGGTTTACCTTCAGCTCTAAGCTTAGCATTCTCGGCTCTTACTTTCTTAATTTCATCAATTACAATAGGTATGTTGTTAGAGATACCAAGAAAGAATGTGTTAAGAGACACTGCTGCAGCAGGAAGTTCTCGAACTACCTGAGATACAGATACTCCAAGGCCATCCCATGACTTAGCATAATTACCTACGCTAAGTCTGTGATTTCCAGTGGCTTCCTGGAGTCGTATCATTTCTTTATATATAGCTGCAGTTTCTTGCTCGAGTTTTTTACCGGCGTCAGTAGCTGAACGTTCAGCAGCCGACATAGCATTTAACTTAATCTTGTTAAGTGCATACTGGGCCGCTAATCTATTATAAGAGCCTTCAGCAGACTGATTAATCTGAGCCTGATACTTAGCAGTCTGATTAAGAGTTTTTGTTTGTAAATCTAATTCTCTAATCTGAATATTTGTAGCGTCTGCTGCTTGGTTATATCTATTCTGAGCTTGCGTAAGTGCATCAACCTGAGTTCTATTAGCTGTGTGAGCTGCCATAACTTCACGAATCTTAGCTTTCAACTCAAGATAGCGCTGACCTTCTTCTGACTGCAAATATGCTAATTTCTCTTCGGCTTTCTGCACTTTAGAAATCTGCACAACGTGAGCTTTAAGTTGCTCATCCATAGCTGCAAGCCTAGACCTCTGCTCATTAATTTGACGAATTATGTCATCACCTCTAGAAGCTCTCTGCTCGGCGGACATATTTTTATATAAATCAATGAGATGCTTGAGATGTATTCTAATTCTTTCATAGGAACCAGCTTGCAACTCAAGTGCCTTCTTGCTCTCAGCTGTAGTTCTATTTAAAGCAGCTGTTTTAGATTTTAAATCGGCCACTTCCTTACCTATATCAGACTGAGCAAACTCATATTCTTTCTGTGCTCTTTCTAATCTTTGGGCTGCTCTAACTGCATCATCTAAAGCTGCACGACCTTCTTTGGTAGAAGTACTCATATTCTTTATAGCCTCTACCATCTCAGAAGAACCTTTCTTTATAGCAGCAACCATCTCTCCATAACTATCTATAAGCAGTTCCAAAGATTGAGTGATTTTATCTATGGAACCATCGGACTGTATGAGGTCACTTTCCTTTATTACGTCATCTGCCATAATTATCTATGTTTAATTCGTTTATAAGCTTTAGCTTCAGCATCGAGCTGAGCTTTTATATTATTAACAGTTGTGTAAAATTGAAGAACAGTCATCTGCTTAGCATTTAAATTAGCTTTTTGGCCAACTAACATACATAAACTTTCAAACTGCTTATCGTATTTTAATTCGAATGAATTTTTACCAGTAAATATTCCTGGCTTATAAGATTTAAGCAGAGACAAGTCTATATCAGCTATCTCTTCGGTATATTCTTTGTCTTCTATAATACCTTTTAGCTGCAAGATTGTTCTCTGCTTAATCTTTTCATATATCATTTTTTCTTTTGCTGAATCAAAGTTATCTGGAAAATAAGTTTCTAGCTCTGTCGAAAGTTTTTTTTTCAACTGAAATAGCGTTTCTATAATAGAGCTATGCTTTGCCTTATTTAAATCAGATAATAATTCTTGTAAACTAGTATCTGACTGACTTTCTACTTTCTTTCCATCAATACTGTATACGAGAGCTGCAAATGCCATATACCTTGGAGATATTCCACTCACAATCATGTGCATGTTTTGTCTCATATTTTGCAATTCTTGCATGGCTTTTTTCTTGTCTCCAGAATTAATAAGCTTTGCAATTTGTACTATGTGTTCATCAACTGAATCTATGTCGGAGCCAAGTCCAGCATCTATGATAATATACTTATTATATCGCTGAAAATTTTCAATTGGCATTTCATCAATTGAATCATACAGCTTTATAGTTCTATTAGCTAAGGATATTGTTTTCATACTAAAAATCTTATTATAGGAGTTGCAAATACTGGCACATAGATATACGATGGGTCAAGCGTAATCAGTACCATTGCAATCGATATTATAACACTAAGCCAGAAACCTAGACAAAAGTCACAATCAAGCATTTTAGCTACAATTGTAAAACCTATATCATCGCACTGGTCTCTAAGCCAATATCTAAAACCTGATTTGCTCATAAACAGCTCCACAAAAGCAGAAAATAGAGCAATTAAAATTATTTGATATAACGTTGGCATAATTCTCTTGTTGTTATTGTAAACTCAAATCTCAGTCCAGAATATGGATGCATAAAGAATAGCTTATCCATAGACTGAATATCTTGACCAGAGTAAACATAGCTGTTATAAATCTTTTCAAGCGAATATCCTTTATAGATATTCTCGAATCTCTCATAAACTTTGTCGACTGTAAGTCTACCTGTCTGTTTAATGAGACCTGGAGTGGTAAGAACTCTAATAATTTCGTCTTTCACCTCTTCTGAGTACATAGCGTCATTATCAGCAAAAATAGTATCTAGATTAAACCAGAAAACTATAGCTCCTGAGAATGTAAACTGAGGTGTAGATTGAACTACTTGAGTAATATTCTGAGCATCATAAATATCAAACCAGCAGAAATTACCATATTGGTCATTTGGAAGTAAAGAAGCATATTCAGATTTTCCAATGTATGCTGCTGGATATATAAATTTTCCGCCGCCTTCTTGGTGCTCAACCAACTTATAAGAACGGCCAAAAGCATAATCAAGCCATTTAAGCTTTTCTCCTAATGTTTTCTGAATATCCTGTATAACTTTATCTAACAATACTGGATTTTCTTTCATTGGAATAATTATGCTTCGCTCTACATTATTCTTCTTCTGTGCCATTCTGTAAATATTCTTTAAGTTTGACTGATAATTCTGGCCTTATGTATTTATATATGATATTTTTTAAGTTCTCTTTTGTAAGCTTGAGAATTTTTGGTCCATATTTATCTTTTAAATACTTATTCTTGTCATCAGTACTCGTTAGATAAAAACCATCAATATCATACACGAGCCTTAAAGACTTATACCATTCACCAGTATCTTTAAGTGTTACTCTATTATAAGGCTGTCCTTTTCTGATTTTTCGTTTTACAGTACTTGGAGCATACGGAGCGTAAGACATAATTTCAACATCATCTCCGTTTACTCCTCTTTCGTAAAGCTGGTCTTCAGTAATAGCCTCTATGATTTCTTGCTCGTGAGCCAGTACAGTTTTAACGAGTTCCCTACCAAGGACCTCATCAAACTTTCTTAATCTGTAAGCTAAGTTTCTAATAGATAAGCCATAATACTTAGATGCAGCCATTATATAGACCTGTATTTAATTCCGTTATTCACGCATGGCAGACATACTCTGTCTAGCCCTTGTGTACTAATACTTAAAGCTTTTAAAGCAATATCCAATTCATACGAAAGTCCAGATTGTCTCATGCTATTAGAATCGCCATCCAGTTCTACCAAAATATCCAACTTAGATGCATTGATAGAATGCCTGTTAGTTCTAACATTTGGATTGTAGGCAAATTCTCGTAAGAAATCTATAGCTACTTGCTTTGAGAGTACATCCTGGAACATAGCTCTCTGTTTAATAATAAAATCTGTCAAGTCACAATATGCTGAGACTTCGAGATTAATGCCATAGTTCTTATCGTACGTAAAATTCATTATCTCTGGGTCAAATTCTTCATCCTCTGATATGTAGAATGGGTGTATCTCTATGTACCTAGACCAAGCTTGGTAAGCTAAAAACTCACTTCTAGAGCATGCCTTGCATGGTCCAGTGGACCAGTCTCTGTCTTTATAAATGGCCTGAGCATTTTCAGGAAGTTCTGACTGCTTGTATACTAAATACCAACTGCCTCCAGCATCTGTATTAGCGCTCTCATAAGGCAGCAAAATATCATCTTTTGGCTTAAACCATTCAAGACTATTAGCCTTGGTTTTCTCAAAAGTGAGAGTGTAAATTGGCTCTGGGTTACTAGAGTGGAAAATATAGAGAGTATAAGAACCTGGTTCCGTCATCTGAAGACCAATCTTATCAATTTTAACTGTAACGCCTTTAGAGCGAACTGTATCAATCTCAAAACCTACTAACTTGTTACGATTTTCAATCTTGTTGGTAAGTCTACCAGTACCATCAAACAGAATCTTGTTCTCGATAAGAGATTTTGTAGCTTTGTCAGCTAGCTTCATATTGATAAACTTATTAACAAGTTTCACAATACTAGCCTTAGTTTTCTCTTCAAGCCATTCTGAAAATGGATTTGTTTCTGACCAATATTCAGAATCTAGAATATCTGTTTCTGCTGGAACGTCTTGAATAGCCTTGTACAGAGAATCATCTACTCTAACTACCTCTCCAGATTTATAAGCTTTATTCACATCGTGTACCTGCCAATTATAGTTCTGAAAATCAGGAGCTATACTTCGTAAATTATCCAATGTAAGAAGAGGATGAATCTGCTGAAAATACATACCTGATTCAGTCTGAGTTAGATTGCTAGATAACATAATATCTGACAAATCATAACTCTGTTTCCATCCTACTAGATGGAGCATTTTATCTTGTATATCTGCAATTCTTATCATGATTACATTTCAGTTTAAAGTAAAAACGGGAGAACGAGACTTTTTAAGTCTGTCCTCCCGCTGGACCCATCCAAAGCTAATAACAACTAAAAGCTATTACTAGTTTCTTCTAGATTTATATTTAGATATTCACCCAAAGAAAGATTACGCTGTTTGAGGAGCAACAACCTGCTGTACAGGCACTGCATAATTAGCATTCTCGCTTGAAATATCAAAAGCAATAATTGGACTAGCCAAAGTCGCAGATTTGCTGTTGTAAGAAGTAAGGAATGCAACGTCAACTGCAAAGCCATAGTGCTCCTTACGGGTGCGAACCATATCAGCTGTAGCTGTATCTGCGATATCGTGGTAATCACCAACAGAATCGTAGAAGTAAGTACCACAAGGAATATTCAACAGTGGCAAAGTTGCGATACCCCACTCATGGCCATCACCAGATACTGTACCAAGCAAGCAGTCACGTTCGAAACGTGTCATGAAGCCAAGAGAACCTGAATTGATAGCATAACCCTGAGCATACTTCTCGCTATCGAGTGCCATGTTGTTGGTCAAGTGTACAATCTTGTTACCAAACTCGTTCTGTTTGTTAACGTCGTTGTACAAACCATGCTGAGCAAGCTTACGCATAATTGACTCAACACCGGCATCACCTACGATGTGCAACTGGCCGAAGAAGTCATTGGCTGCCATAATTGGGTCAAGGTCACCAAAGATGTTCTCACGCTCAGTCCACTTTGCGTTGATTGTACCTGTTGTGTTTTTATAGAGCAGTGGGTTCTTAATAACCTTTGTCTTCTCAGTTGCAAGCTTAGCAAGAGCTGCTTCATCAAGTTTCTGAGCAAACTTGTAGATGTACTTCATCAACTTAGTCTCGAAATCCTTCTGGATGCCGATTTCGTTGTTCATGTACATAGCAGGAGCGATAGTGAAGCCAAACGCATAAGTAGCAAAATTAATCTGCACCATGTGAGAAGTATTTTCACTATCATCAATCGTAAGCGTACGAGTATTGCCGATTGTGATGTCTGCATCATAGTCGATTACAGGAGTTTCAAGGACGTTACCAATAGAAGTACGGGCCTTCTGCTTGAGCTCCTCAGTAAGAATACCGGCTGGGTCATTAGACTGCTGGATAAAAACGTCAAGAGCACCATATCGGCTAGGACGATACTCGTACTTGTCCAAATTTGAACTAGAACGAATGTGCTGAATTCTAGTAAGTACTAAACTCATAGTCTTTTAATTTTTAAAAGTTTAACATAAATATATCATAACTGACATGCTGCATTACCCTTTTACATCATACAGTCTATTATCGAATTGGAAGGCTAGAAACATTGTTTTCATTTCTAATCTCAAGTGCTTTGTTACCAAACTCAACATTGTCGCGAGTTAAACCGGTTGACAACAGATAGTTCTCAATCTGAACATCAGCTTCCTGCTGAGTTTTAGCTGTTGACAAATCAAGATTAACTGTTCGATGGTCAGGTGATGGGTTAGGCTTAGTACCTCCACCTGGCTGCTGCCTACCTGTATCAATAACATCCTTCAAACTTGTCTCCATTACTAACTCCTCGATAGTATATGGATTGAGGTTGTTCTTAGGATTGTTGAGAGTATTACCAGCAGCATCGCGGAGTACCAGCTTCTTTCCGCCGTTACCATCGTCAACGAAATCAGGAGTACCCTTAGCAAGAATCTCATCTTTAGCAGCTGCAAGGAGAATCTTCTTAACTGGCTCTGAAACATCAGCTTTAAACTTGATACCAGCTGTAGCGTTAGTAAATGCAAAGCCTACCTGAAGGTCTTTCTCCTTCTTTTCGTAGTCCTTCTTAGCTTTATCAAGCTCTTCAGTCTTAGTTGTAAGCTGTGTCTGAAGCTGAGTAACCTGATGGCGAGCGTCTTTAAGCTGCTGCTTTACAGCTTCGTCAGACCCACCTGCTGCAAGTTTAGTTTCAAGTTCAGTTACTTTCTTCTTCTGAGCCTCGAGCTGAGCAGAAAGTGTCTTAGTACCATCAAGCTTAGTCTTGTAGTCACCAAGAACTCGCTTAAGATAGTCATAAGTTTTTTCACCATCTGCTTTACTTATGCCTGAAATGCTGAGAATATCAGCATCATACTGGCCGTGCAAAGCACCAATCTTTGTACCAATTACTGTTGCCTCATCATTGCTAGAGAGCGTAGTAATGGCTAGTTTTTGAGCGTCAGTCAAACCCTTAAGTGACTCGCTCTGATTAAGCATTTCAATTGTTATCATAGCTTTGTCTTTTAATCTTTAGGTTCCTCAATGAGACCTGCAGCATCACCAAATGGGTCATTGATGACACTTGTAATTGAATAACCGAGCAGCTTGTAGTTCTGCTTAAATACCTGCCACTCACCGAATGAGAAGTAGCGTTTCTGAGGTGGATTTACCTCTTTACCTGTTCGCTTGCTAAAACGGTCACCAAAAGCAACCATTACAACAACTTTACCAGATGTGTTGTCAGTAGAAGCATTTGAAGCATTCTGCTTCAAAGCCTCTTCTACGACAGCGAGGCGAGCCTCAGCTTTCTTAAGTTCTTCGGCGTTATTGTCAAACTCCGTTTTCTGTTCAACTGTGAAAGCATCAGGATTACTCAGCTGAAGCTGCTGAAGCTCCTCCTGACGGTCCTTCAAGTCCTGAATCAATTCTTGGAGCTCCGCCTTGTTCATCGTTTTGTTTGACATATTCTAATAATTTATCTCTAATAATTTTAATCTTTTCGCGCAGTGGAAGAGAAGAACCAAATTCCACAATATCAATGTTTTCGCGTTCAAACTTTGATATAAACTCTGAGAAATTAACTTTAAGTTTCACATAGTTTACGTTAAGCAAACTAGCATTGTAAAGCTTCATTATCTCGTCGAGTGTTTTATGAGGATATGGCTCTAACTGCTTCAATATAAGCATCCTCTGCAACACTAGTGGGTTATTACGATATTCCACTTCAAGAATCTGCTGCATTATGGCATCAAGTTCTGTTTCAGTGGCTCCACTTTCTTTAGCAGATTTATACTTAGAATAGAGTTCTTCAACAGTGAAGACATAAAACTCTGTGCCCCAACTTATAGATGATGATATAAAATTATCTCCATAACGAAGTTTACATATCGTGTCTTCTACGAACTTCTGGGCCTGCTCGAAGTCCGTCTTCAGAGTATTAAGAACAGCTGTTTTGCTTTCGAAATTTGCAGCTACCTGCGTTTCATTTATAGCTTCCTTTTCAGACACAGCTGCATTGCCACCCGCTCCTACTACAGAGACCACAATCTCGTCGTGAAGTCTGCGGACCTCTTCAACGTTGTACTCGAGACTGTTTTTATCAATAGTTGTAATCTGAACAGGGTTACGCATATCAGCAATGCCTTCTGTCTGATTAGGAACTGGTACCTCTAAGAAGGAACCAGGACCAGCTATTCGCTTTTCACCGCAGCAAGGGCATTTTTTAACTGTTCCATCAGCATTAATCTCATATTCACCGTCAGCATTTCTTAAGAAACCACCGTCACAGTATTCACCTGTTTCGTTGTTCTCGAAATTACAGTCTGCCTCATAAGCTGAATAAATAGGATATGGAGCATACAAATCGAGATGCTGTTTAGAGATAGAGAAGAACAAATACCAGTCCAATCGAGATAACTCCTTCGTGATTGGATTTTTCTTAATATCTGGATATTTCTCATTGATAGGAGTTGTCCAAAAGAACCGTGCTGGGCAAAATCCTAAGTTATGAGTAGCCTCTGTTAACAGAGACTCTATCTCATTCTTCTCGTTAAGCTGATAAACTCTTATTGAAGTACTGTCAAAGACCGCTATTCTGTGTTCTGGCTGTTTGAAAACAAGCCATTCAAAATTAGTGATACTCTTATCTACAAACTTGTAATCGATAACATTATCGATATTGAGCCAATAGAAATATGGCTCTGGTCTAAAGCTTGTCTGTTGAGTTGGAAGGTCAACTACAAGTATGCTGTTAGGCGATACCTGTAGCTGTTTCCATCCTTCAGTTTTCCATATATCCGGCTCATGAAGTACATTCTTTTTGTAATTCAGCCAATCTTCAAGCAGTTCAGAAGATGTAAACTGATATGCTGAACTTGAGTTTCTACTGTAGAATACTCGTTCGAGCTCTCGATATACATCATCTATAACTGCTGAAGTTGGAAGCGGATACTGGAACAGATGAACGAATATGTTGTACTTGTCTTTTGGGAGTAAGTGTGACACCCAATCAAGAAACAACTGAGCTGAGCTATTATAGTCAAACAAAGATATGTTAGTTTCCGTGTGGAACCTAACACGCTGCTGGAGAGAAGACGCTTTATTTATCAGCTGCCTTTTCTGTGGTCTTAGCAGAATTTCCTTTATCTGATTTAAGCTTAAGCCCATATTCTTCTGTATATTCGTATTCACTATCTTCAGGTACGCGCCAACCACCATTTAAAGCTGGTCCCATATCGAGAATTCTCTCGGCATGTGATACCTCAAATTCCTGTGAGATACCACCTGCTTCGAGACGTACCTTTTTTACTGGTTTTCTAACTTGTCGTACCATACTCAAATCTTTTTAAGTTGAAGCCGCGTTTGTGAGCTCTGTAAGTGGATTGTAGTCAAGTGTATCAGCCTTAATCAAGACGAGATTGTCTGACCAATTAGGATAGAAGCTCCAACTAATAGTGTTAGAGTCTGGCTCCTCATAACCGCCAAGGTTCTTGTCACCTACGAAGAACTTATCAACTGGAATAGGCTCATAGTTTGCACCATTGCCGGCCTCGTCGATAGCTCCAATATTACCATTCTCGTCAATCAAGAACACGCCAATCTTTTCACATGAATAAGTCTTGAGTGTCTTAATAACTGACTGAGCTTCCTGATAAATAACGCCTGTGAATGTAGTTGGCTCACGGCCAATAACAATCTCAATACCACCAAGTGTCTGGTTACCGCCACCAAACGTACGAGCTTCGCCAGGTTCAGTAGTTGGGTTCTGAATGTATGGTGATACAATCAACTTAGTACCGTCTCCTGCAGCAAAAAGAGGTGTCATCGTAGCTTTCTTAGCAATCGTTTCCTTAGGAATCTTGTTCTTAACACCTGTAAGGCTGAAGATACGGGCAAAAATTACTTTCTGAATCTGTCCAAAGCTCTCTTTGCACTCAGCAATCTCAAGGTCATTGAGATGCTTACCTGCTGGACATCCGCAATTCAATCCCATAATAGTCTAAACATTAATTAGTTAATAAATATGCAAAGCTAAGCAGTGAGTGCAAAAGCTATGCGTTAGTTGCAGATACAGGACTCGAACCTGTGACCTCTAGGATATGAACCTAGCGAGCTTCCAACTGCTCTAATCTGCGATAAGCGAAGGCGGCCGCGATAGCAGAAGGATTCGAACCTCCGACCTCAGGTTTACAAGACCTGTGCTCTAGCCCTCTGAGCTATGCCACCCCTGATGCCGCCATTTGCCCTCGTTAGAGGAATCGAACCTCTCCAATCACTGGACGGACGTAGCGTGATTGGCTCACCAGGACGAGGATGTAGCTCTCCGCTGAGAGCTGATTGAACTAAAATAATTAACAACTTTAATAATCAAGAACTGTTATCAAGAAAACCTTTTCCTTAAAAAACAACCATAACCCTAAACTAACATTTACAATGCAAATATACTAAAAATATTTGAGATAATAAAATTTTTTATGTTAAAGTATGTTAACAAATCAAAATTTATAAATCTTTATCTTTCTGAGTATAGCATTGTAAACTTTATCTGGGAGATTTCCACTGCTTTTATACCTATCAATAAGTTCTTTAATACTTTCGTATTTAGCCTTATTTCTTGCTATTATAGCTTCTTTTAAAGTGTCAAATCTTCCTATGTGCTTTAATTTGCCATTTATACCGACAGCAACCATGTATTTATTTCTGTAAGTATCTAACTGTATACCTATAGGAAGCTCAGCTGTTTTCTTCTTAGATTCAAACAACTTGTTTATTTCGCCTGGAATAAAGCAGCATGTTTCAGGTGAATACACAGTATTACCTTCTACTAATACATCTTTATCAAGCTGATAGCCATCAACATAATTATCATAGAACCACGCTTTAAAATTTGATAATCTGCGCCAATCTTCACACACTGTACATCCTTTATAAGCTGGATTTCTCGTATGGTAATTATCACTATAGCACCTGTGAATCATACTCTTCTAAACAGTGTAAGCCTTATTTAACTTACCATTCTCATCGTGCACAGGTTCATCACAATCGTTGATACCAACTCCAGCTATCAACTTTTTCTTAAAATTTCCTCTACCCATAATATTTTAATTTCTCAGTCTTATTCTATTAGTATTATATTTTCTACTATGCATCTCAATTATGCCTGTAAGAGCATCTGGTGCATCATCGTGCTGCTGTTTCTTATTATCTTTACGATACGACATAAGAGCCGCATAGAACTTAGGCCACTTCTTTTCCCAGCCTTCTGGGAACAGAATATCGCTTTGGCACATTCCAGAATTAGTAAATATACGTGTTGCTTTTTTCTCAGACTGAGTAAACGTTCTAACAGCAGTTCTAAAGTTTCTATGCGTTACACGAAGTATCTTTTTAACATTTCTAGAAAAGCCTCTACCACCGTTATTCGATTCTATAAGAGCTGATACGGTCTGATTTCGTGTTAACATCTCTGCTGTCTTTGGCTCTGTTTTCTCCATTGGCGCATCTGTGAACAACACATCTGTAACATATACATACTCAGGTGTATCTATAAAACAGATGGAGCACAGATTATCAGCTCCTGTATCAGCTGTATCTGTGTAGTTCCACTTGTGAGCAGCTTCTCGGCCTTGTGGTAATTGGTCTTTGTTATAAGTCTTAAAACCTTCAGAATACATAAGACCTTCTTTTGGTGTAGGGTCCTGCATGTACTGAGTATCGAATACGAGTGGGTTAATCTCTCGCATGTGGTCAAGCTCTTCGAGTGTATGCTTCATAGGCCACAGGGCATGGCGTTCATGAGTAATAGGGTCTTCCTGTATAGCCGGCAACGATAGAACTGTCCACTCATCTGGCTCTATCTCCTGCAAATATCCACACAAGTCGTGCTCATGTAGTCTCTGCATGATTATGATAATAGGAGTGTTGCGGCTATTAGTACGGTTACGAATTGTATTTTCGAATCGCAAATTAATTCGCTCACGAACTATATCTGAATCAGCATCCTCAGGCTTAATAGGGTCGTCAATCATGATTGCACCTTGGAACACATTAGTCTTAGCACCTATCTGCTCAAGCATTCCATTCATATCTTCATCGAATGTAAGGTTGTCGGCAGTTTCAGAACCTTTGATTGGTTCCTCTTCATCCACATTACCAGCACCAAAACCGGTTACCTGACCTTGTGTTGAAACCGCATACATCTCTCCGCCTGCAGCTGTTCGCCAACGTTTATTAGAAGCTTTCTCTTTTTCAAGCTTAGATTGCGGAAACAGCTCTTTATATAGACTTTCTTGCATGATAGACCTTACAGTGTCTGAGTTATCTGCTACAAGCACGTCGGAATATGATAGGTGCAAGAATCTACAGCGTGGGTTGAGGGCCATGCACCAGCTAATAAATGATTTAATTGCCAATTCCGTATTATGTGAAACCAATCCGTTTGCTATGAAATTGTGGTCATTCTCGACTTCAAGATGTATAAGTTCTTGTGCTCCTACTGAAACTACATCTTTTATCTCATCTGGATAAAAGTCGTAAGCCCAGTATTTTCCCAACTTATCAGGTAGCAAATCAACTAGTTCTTTAAATGTGTCTTCAGACATATTTCTGCCAGGACCAACAGATTTATAGCCTAAATCAATATGCACCTTTTTATAGAGACCTTCTTTCTGAATTATACTATATGGATATGTACACGTGCGTTCTATCTTAGAAGGCTTTAAAATATATTCAGCCGCAGTATTAGCCTTTCCATAAAAATCAAGTCTATTGAACATTCTCTGAGCATATCTTCTGGATATAGCTACATTCCATATTCCCGCTTTAGCATTAGGGTACCAGTTTAAAGTGGCTGGAATACCTATAGTTGACAGTAAATACTGAATATCATTAGCTAGGCCCTCGTTAGCTAAGCCTATGGAAATTTGACCACTTTGTTTAATCGTTCCATCGGTAGCTATCATCATTCCTAAAAATAAATACTTTTGTCGGCTAGAAGTCTTAAAGATTTTATCTGGAATTCTTTTGTTATATGAGCTATGACCTACTAAGCCATATTCAGTTAATACATTATTTATTACGCCATTTTTACCCCCTAATATATAATATTGACAGTCTGTTGTTGCTCCTTTTTTCATAATGCCTCCAAGATTATACACAGCTCTAGAAACTGCGTCTACTGCCAAGTTATCTACATTTGTAAATCCCAACTTACCTGGCTTGGTACAACAGCCATCAAATAACATGGCTGAAATAAGTATAACCTCTGAATCAGACAAACAGTCGGGCTGCTCTATATCAGATTTCAAGGCATAAATTCTCTCACCAGCTTTAAGTTCTTGTGTTTTCTTATAACCAAAAGGAGTTAACCATGGGTGGTCTAAGCTACATATAACTTTTCTGCCTGACTTCATTGTAATCATGCTACTATTTTTGAAAGCCGGTTCAGTTGCAATAACTTTATTCCTTACAGCTTTTCCATTGTGAAATGATAAGACGTATTCTCCAGGTTTTATACTTTCTATAGACTTTCTAGTTCCATCGGCGAGTGTTATCTGTGTGCCAATAGCACAGCATTTGCCATATCTAGGAGGCATATTGATGATAAGTCTTCTGCACTTACCATCAACTACGTCCTGTAAAGCCTTGAATATAGCTTCATGATGCTCAGCTACAATAAAGTTTCGGTTATACTGAGCTTTAAACATAGCTTTAGTATAAGCCTTGAATGATGAAAGCATCTCAAGACGCAATAAGTCTTTAGCATTTACCATATCATGCTTAAGAGTATCTGCATTTATAACTCTCTGCTGCATTTCGGAGAGTGTTCTTTTTGGAGTGTTCATACTTATATAGAATTTATTTCCTTATCTTTAATTTCAACAAAGTCTCCAATACCTAAACGAGCCTTGTTGATACAAGACGCAATCCAACCTATCAGATAGGCAGAAGGCTCGCCGGTGTGTTCCATACCAATATCATTCTCGATACTTTCGCAGGCATGAAAAGCTTCGTGGCAACAAACTCCCATTCTCATAGAATCCTTGCTTGCAAAATTAATAAATGAGCAAAGCTTCTTGTTCTCCTTTTCTATAACTATATCGTAGGTTATTGCGGTATAACTAGAGAAATCAACCTTCAAAACCCCGCCATTTCTACCTTCGAAACACTTGTTGGCATCCTCTTGGTTCATACCAATAGCGACACATAGCATTCTTGGATAGATAACAGGGTCGTATTTATAATATCCTTTCTTCTTCATATTATTAAATATTTAGTGTTATAATAGGCTGAGCTCACAATGGCAAAATAAATGAATATCAAATGTGTTTAATAAAAACTATGTGAGCTCAGCCTTGACTGAATAATATTACGTAATTAATATATAATAATGTATGGGGGTGGGCGTGCGCGGGCGCCCGCGTAACTAAATGGTTTCATACTTGAAAAATGAGAGAATTAAGTGTGTGCAATTATTTGAGAAGTGACTCTCTAATCAGAATATAAGCCTCTCTAGAAACTGGAGTATTAGGTATGATACCTGCAGCCTTAGATTCTTGTGGCAAATCAAGCATCATTCCAGTTTTTCCGAAAATACGGTCCCAGAGTTTCTCTACTGTCTGGATTTCTCCAATTCTAGAGTCATTCATGAGACGTTTAACCACTATTTTAATAGCGAGAGGCGTCTTATCATTATCGTATATGGCTTGAAGCTGCTTCTCATTAGCAGTAAGAAGGCAAGCTAACAGATTAGCTGTATCAGTCTTCGATAACTGCAAATCAAGATTTATGTTGAGTGAACTGAGAAGCTTTACGACTTCTGGTCGAGTTGTGCCTTGAGAAAGCATAATCTGCTTTGCAACGTTTTCTGCCATTGCAGGCTGACCATTACTAGCAGCTACCCTGTTGGCCAAATCTATAACTTCTTTGGCTGGCATGTGCTTGTCTTCATCTTCGAGTTGCTGATATACAGCCTCTTGAGCTTCTTGCTTTTTCTGTCTAAACGCCTGAACAGCTTGTCTTGCAGCTTGGCCTTCAGCAGCTCTAGCAAGTTTTAATTTAGCTTTTGCAAGCTCTTGGGCTGTTTTCCTGTCATGTATCGACTTGGACTTATCCTGGACCATGGAAGCTCGTTGCTCGAGACCATCTGTACCTAATAAGTCTGATGAATCTGGTAATATATCAGAAATATCATCATTAATTCTATCTATACTTTTCATTATCTAATCTTTTAAAGTAAATCTGAAATGTCATCATCCAAATCCTCTAGTTCATTAACATAAGTTTCAGATGTGTAAGTGAGCCCATATACGCACTGTCTATTATATTTATATTCAGTTTCTATATTCGGAGCTATAGGCCTAAACAAGTTAGAAATAGCAATATCCAAGTGCAAAGCATCTGGCACTAAGTAACAAGTACCTCTTCTTGTCATTTTTGCTCTTGTTATCTGAGTTGTGATAGCCTCTAAAGCTTTTAGTTTAGTCTCACTCAAATTTCCAATCCATGTTTCAGGAATATGGAGCAGTGTTCTCCACTTAAGAAGATGTGGTATCATCTGCTGTTTAGCAAGAACCAAATCTAAGTTTGTTCCCCACATGTAATAGTAGTTCTTATCTTTTATGCTTGGAAGCGTTTTAAACGGAATATTTAATTCTGAACATGCTTCCTCCAAGGACTTTATGGCAGCATTTGCGTCTCTTGAGTGCTTGAAACTCACATAAGACTTGTTACTGTAATAATTGCCTCTTAAGATAAGAGCCATCGTAACTATAAGTTCAGCAGTTGAAAGTGTCTCAACTGGAACTGGCGTTTCAAAATTCTGAATTCTTGACATAATCTCACTTTGATTTATAATACTTTATATTTTCACTGCAAATATACTAAAAATTATTGAATCTAGGAAATTTTTATATAAATTTTAATATTTTTTAACATTTGATTACTGAAACCGTAGGTGTTAAAACTTTTTACTCATTTTTACTGAGAAAAATCACTTTTGTAAAAACGTGGTAATTTAATGCTTCAGTTCTTAGTAATGTTTGTGTGAAAAGAATTAATTACTGAAACCGTAGGTGTTAAAGCTTTTTACTTGAAAAATTAAAAAATTATTACATTTCAGTTAAATTTTACTGAGGAAATCACATATTTTGTAAAATATATTGATGAAATGGCAGTCCGTGAACCATAGGTGAACTATAGGTGAATGAGGTCGGGGCACTTCTAAATTATTGGAAATCAAACACTTATATAAAAAGTTACCCAAGTTACCCTATACTCTATATAAGGAAAATGAACTTTTTAAAAATGTATTACCAGAAACATATAATGTGAATTTTAAAAAATTGGTTTAGGGTTATAGAAAAGGTCCGGCCTCCAGGAACGTTTATATAAGTGATTGGTTTTCAATAGGTTATGAGGAACCGTAAAAGATTTTTACTTTGGTGAACCATTATTCCGTAGTAATTGTCTTAAATCCCGTGAAAATCGCTACTTATAATATAGACTTGTAAGCGCAAAAGGCGGAACCGTGATTAGTTGTTATATATTTCTAGTAAGAATTAAAATAATGAGCCTCAGAACCATTTTTATATATTAAACTATATATCTTTATTATTTTTATATTATAATGGCCCAGAGGTACACTACTTTCATCCCTGGGCATGTTTTTAATATTTTTGAACCCTCTATATACGCGCGTAGGCGCATACCAATATACATTTATACTACTATAGCGTGTCGTCCAGCGAACCTATTTTGCGCAAAAATTTTTCTGAACAAAATGCGCAATATAGAATTGAGCCTAAGGGCCCCTCCTTGTCAGTATTTTATGAATTGATGAAGCATATCTCTATCAACCTATTCACAAGTCATAAGATGTGTACAGCAGAAATTTTTGGCTCAGCATTTGGACAAGTCTTTAAATAATAAGGGGCTGCCAGGCTAATAATTGTTAAGGGGGCCTAATTTTTATTAAAATTAATATTTTTTAGCCTAATAGGCTATTAATTTTTTAGCCTAAAATTAATTAAATTTAGAATAATTTAGAATAATTTAACAACCTATTAGCTAAAATTAGAATAATTTAATATTTTTTAGCAATTAAATGCTAATAAGTGTCAAAAAAATACCGATTTTTAGCTTAAAATTAATTAAATTTTTAAATTATTTAACCATTAAACTAAAATAAACAAACGTTAAAATAATTAAATAAAAAAATTAGGCTAATAATAATTAGCCTAATTTTTATTATTAAAAGTAAAATCTATATAATCTTCGAGTTCGCTAACAAAATGTTGCATATTTTTATAATTTTTAAATATTTTATGCCTAATATCTATGCCAAAAATATAATATTTTTCACCATCGCTAATATTTACTAATAATTTTTGCGTATCATAAAATAATTTAATATTTATATTATTATTATAAATATCGTTAACGAAATCTAATAAATCATAATTATTAATAATATTATTAAACTTTTTAATATTTTCATCTTTATTAATAAGTTCAAATAATTTATAATAATCACTAAATTTATAGTCATTAGTATAATTTAGCCCAAGTGCTAAATAATCGAAAAAATGACTAAAAACCACTATTTTTAAATAAAATTCGTCTTTATTGTCCATATTTAATATATTTTTAGAAATACTAGGCTATATTAATATAGCCTAGTATTTATTAAATTAATCTAAAATTATTTTTTCTTCGTCAATATTATAATAAATTGACATGAGCAAAGAATCACTAATATTTGAGTCCTCTAATGTTGAAATTTTATAAATTAAATAAAAATTAGCATTTTTTGGACCTTGTGAAATATTATTAAAAATATCTAAAATATTTTTTTCTACATAATATTCACAATCGCTTTTAAAAGTGAAAGAACCATAATGTTTGCTAATATTTGCACTTTTAATATTATTTATGAATTCTAAATATTTTTTAGAATCATTTAATATTTTTTGGTCTACTTCAACTTTATAAGCCTTAAAAGTGAAAGAACGCGAAATTTTAATTTTTTTCATAATTTTTAATATAATTTAATTGTTTTTATAATTTTTTAACTAACACTAAAAATATTAAAATATAATTAAATATTATAAAATTAATATTATTTAACCGTTGCTAATAATCCTTAATTATTGCTAACGTTGTCCAATAAGTCAAAGAACTCTAAAAATAATTAATAAATAATATAAAAAAATCTAATTATAACTAATATAATTATATAGGCTATATATTTATTATTTATAGTGCAAAGATAATAATAATATTTTAAATAAAAAAATTTTTTGACTTTTATTAATATTTTATTTTTAAATAAAAAAATTTATTATTATATAGTCAAAAATAATAATAAATCGATATATTATTTTAATTATAAATTATAGTCTAAGTAAAAAATTATTATAAAAAATTTTTTATATAAATATATAAGTACACGCATATATAAAAATATTTTAAATAAAAAAATTTTTTGACTTTATTTAGTCTAAAAATATATAAATATAGGTCAGATACTTATCAGGTATAAAGCCGCAATTCTACAAGGCTTCATGCAAATTCCCAGCCGTGATTTTCCAGGAAATGGCTCCGAGAGAACACTGGATTTCTCCGGCTTTTAACCCGAGCCATTTTATGGCTCCATTGCTGTTCACGTGCCGTTTTTCAGCTTATCACCTACCCAAAATCCCGGCACCGTAACAGTTCGGCTCCAAAGCAGCCATAGAACCGTAACTAAACTTGAATTGTTTCCGTCCGATTCTGGCGCAGTACTGTAAAACTACAAAGATTCACTAAAATTCCTACCCAGTGATTCTGCGGAAATGGGTCCGAGAGAACACCAGATAGGAATTGAGATATTAAATTACCAAATTACAGTTCTGTGTCGTCCCAAGTATAGTTCTTGTGCCACCACCGTTTCCATTCCTCTGGAGTAAGTCCGGTGAAAATCACCAGACCTACAGATATTAAAATAAAACAAACCATATTATTACCAGTTTAAGTGAAGTAAATTAGTTTCTGGGTCTTTACTGATGAAGTTATTCACGAAGCCTGTATGGAACCAAGTCCACGCCGCGTCGATTGCGTTACAAACGTTGTTTCCCTCCACGTCTCCAACCATAAGCATATAAGCTTCATACTCGTTAGAACATCTGAACTTGTACCGCATCCAATCCGTGTAAACCTCGGTAACATCTGGACAGTATTCTCTCCGCAAATCTTCATTGCTGTATTCACCATTCGAGTAAGCCTGCAGTATGGAATCAAGAGCACTACGGAATAAACGCGTGTGACTTTCAAGACACAGAATTGGTTTCTGCTGGGTGATTTCCAACATTTCAGCTGCAAGGTTCATAACTTCATTCTCGTGCTGGATGAATGCAGCGATTCTAGTTCTGGTGTAGAAGTAGAATGATACCGGCTCTTCATCCGGGTTTTCATAGAAAATATTATAGCCATAAATGCCGTCAAGCCTCAGTTCTGTAACTAGATGCTCGGCTTCCATTTCTTCCTCGGCTTTAAGCAAGCCATATTCGTAATAGAAACTGCCATCGTGCTTCTGTTTATTACCTGTGAAAATATTAATTCTTTCACCGTTATAGTTATCCGCAACTACAGCATCCCAAAATGGACCGTATGAGAACTGGTCCTTTGCACTGGTAGAACCAGTGAAATACTCTGCCAAAAACTCGGCTATATTCAGCTCTAATACTGATTCATCGCTTCTTACCATCATAATCTTAATATATTTTAACTGTTTTAAATCTTGAAAATTAACACTCTTAAACCCTCCTCAATCCAGTAATCATAGTGTGGAAAACTAGTAACAATGCTGAGATTCTCATCAAATGTAGGAAACTGGTTTTCTTCATCGTACATTACTGTAATATAATCTCCCGGCTCAAATTCTGTTTGATTTGTGCCGCTGAAAACCTCAGCTGCATTCCAACTATTTTCATAGCTGCTTACAGCCCAGAATTGATTATCAACTCCTTCACGGTTAATTGCATCCAGCAACTTAACCATCTGATTCTTGTTTAATTTCTGTAATTTTACTGTCATAATCTTAATATTTTAATTGTTCTTATTATTTTAATTATCTGACGCAAAGATAATAATAATATTTGAAATAAAAAAATTTTTTGACTTTAATTCATATTTTATTTTTAAATAAATAAATCTATTATTATATGATTAAAAATAATAATAAATTAATATATTATTTCCCGATTTTATTATAAAATATAATTATTAAAATATTTAACTTTTAAATTAATAATTTTTAATATTAAATATTTTATTATTTCGAATATTTTTATTATATGCGCGTACATTATTATATATAATATATAGGCTATTAGACCCGGTGAGTACGCAGCAAATATGGTTCCCGGCACTGTAACAGTATAGCTGAGAAGCTGTAATGAATGCACAGCGATATTGTAGCGTTCCACTATTATTAACAGGAATGTACCCGAATCGTACTCCCGGTGTGCTGAAATTCTGTAAAAGTTCATAAAAATTCCCGCTGGCCAAATCTTAGAAATGGCCAGCGAGAGAACACTGGATAGGAATTGAGGTTTTATCACACCATTCTCCACCAACTATCACACACCCAACTACCTTTAGAACCGTCAACTGCCAATGGACAGGTAAGATAGTTATCACAGTTCACACAAGAATTTTTTATGTTAACAGTAGTTAAATGAAATGTTAAAGTTTGTAGGCTTAACTTGCCGGTTTCTATATCCAGATGTCAGCTTTCTAGCTAAAACCATTTCCTGGTACCTAGAATTCAATATTTTATATTAAGCCTTATAATTATATTAATTAATAAAAATAATGCGGTGTGGATCAAATATTCTATATAATTTAATATATTATTTATATATAAATATCTGAAAATTTTAAAATTTGCCACCAGCGAGCCGTTTCTATATGTTACTGTAAAAAATAATAGGTAACCGTTTCACAACGATTACCTATCCGCCTAAAAACAATTAAAATTCTATTAAAATTATGGGTTCTCACCGTAGTTAGAACCAATAGTGCCAAGGCGGGGAATCGAACCCTGCATAAATCCTTTAAACAGAACAGCAGATATTTGTTTTACTTGGCATTTAAAAACTCCTAGGACCACAGTCCATTAGTCGCTTCCTAGGAGTTCAATTTCAAACAGTATACTTAAAAACATTTATGAGAAGAAAACAATCAACTAATTGTTTTACATAAGGTCACCTGACTCTGCTTCAGCAGCTGCAGCGTCTACTGCCTCTTTAGCCTCAGCTTCTGCATTGGCTTCCTGCTCATCATGCTTAGCATCGAGAGCAGCCTTAGCGTTGTCATACTCGAGCTGCTTGTTCTGAAGTGCTTCCTTAGCTTTTTCCAAGGCTTTCTTTGCCTTGTTAAGAGCCTCTTCTGCGCGGATAACCTTCTCTTCAGGAGTGAGAGCAGTTCTTGGCTGACGCTCAGCACGTGTCTGCCACTTGGTCTGGAACTCCTTGTAAGTCTCATCAGCATCATCCAATGGGAGCAAGCCCTCTGGCTCTGTGATAACTACCTTACCACCTTCAGCCTCATCCTTGGTTGAATGGATTGCCTTGTGAGTGAACTTGTGAGCACCATTCTCATCCTTGAAGCCAATGCGGAAGAACACTGTGCAAGAGCGCTTGTCCTTGATAATGGTCTCAATTCGAGAATCTGTCTTAGTATCGTCGCCAAGGTCAATCTGGCGACCTACATAAGAACCAGCAGCCTCTACAATCTCATCGGCCTGTGCCATCCACTCTTCAGTATCAACCTGAGCCTTACGACGAGCGCCTGTCTTCTTAGCCTTGTGAAGCTCTACAGTCTCCGGCAAGATTGTAACCTCTTTGAACACCTTGTAGAACTGGCGACCTGTAGGGTTCTCATCTGTAACATCGGACTGGATGAGAAGATAGCAGCGCATAGCTCGCTTCTCCTTAAGAACTCCCTTAACGTAACCACCAACCTTAATAGCAGTACCAGGCATGAGTGTCTCACAACGATGACCGAGAGCCTCCTCATTTGCCTTTGCAACCTCAGCGTCAAGTTCCTCCATGCTCTGCTTTGGCTTTGCCTCACGCTTAGCCTTAGGCTTTGCTTCCTTGTTCTCACCAGCTTCAGAATTCTGCTTAGCGGCTTCCTTCTCTGCTGCATCGATAGCTGCCTGCTCCTCTGGAGAAAGTGCTGCTCCATTATCTGCTGGAGCCTGAGCAGCTGCCTGTCGCTTATCAAGAATAGCCTGAATTGCTACCTTGTCCTCATCAGAGGTTGCTGGGTCGTTAACTAACTTCTGTAACTTCTTTGTTGCCATCTGGGCGAATTTCATTGTTGCCATAATTTTGTGTATTTAATTGTTAAACTTATATGTTCTAATTACATTTGCAAAAGTACTCATAATTTTTGAAATATGAAAACTTTTTATGTTAAGAAGTGTTAATGAAAATGTTAAAAATCATTAACACATCTTTTTGCTATTTAATCACTGAAATTTTATGCTTACAGTTCTACATCAAAGTTCTTTGCTATTTCTTTAACAGTGTCAAGCAACTCTTGGTCGCTCATATTTCTAGCCATTTCCTCAAGAATATCCTCAGGACTTACAATATCCTTAAGAGCTTCAAATAATTTCCAACCTCTTCCCATATTACGATAACTCTGCTTTAGTTGATGTTCTTACCTTGCCACCATCTAAGATTAAATCAATGGTAACATATATCTCTGAACCAGCATATTTAATAATAGCTGTTGTGTTACTAGCTGCGAGGCACTGAACTGTGTAACGTGCATCCCCATTCTGCTTTACAGTATCTCTCCCAGTATTTAAATACTCTTGGAGAGAACTGAGTACTACTAGCAATTACTAAACTCATTTGCAAATAAGTTGCAATTTTCTTCAGGTTCCAATCAACCGGAACGAACTTTGGCTTTCTCATAATCTTAATATTTTAATTGTTAAACATTTGCGTTATTACTCTGGATTGTATGGTCTTGGGCAATAAGCTACGAAAGCATCTTCAGTATTATTCATGCTTGGAGTAACTGTAATTTTCCAAGTTTCTGCAACGTGAATAACTTCAGCTGTAGTATCGTCTCTAATAACATCTTGGTCAACCAGCTCAGAGTCTATAATGAACTTGGATTGGCTCAAAGCCTCAAAATATTTTTCAGCTTCGTCTTCGTCATCAAACTTGCTGCATCTATCAATACCATCTTCCTCCATTGAAGTACCTGGCCTGTTGGCAAACATGTAAAGAGCTCTTACGTTTGTTGGAATATTTCCACATACAAAATTGCGAGCAATCCATGCTACTAAATTCTCGAGTTTGTCGACTTTCAAAATAATTTCTGTTTTCATAATTTTACTGTGATTTTAATTGTTAAACTTATTATGTTTTATCTGAGTGCAAAAGTACTAATAATTTTTCAAATAAAAAAATTTTTTATGTTAAGAAGAGTTAACAGCTTTATCTTTAACTACCGTTAACACTTACTATATATAATATATAATATGTACGCGCGGGCGCCCGCGTATAGGGTAATAATGCGGCACTGAAACAGCTTAGCACATTATATAAGTCCCGGCATTGCAACAGTATTAGTTAAAAGCCAGTTCCTAGAACCGGTGCGTTATAGGTTTATAATGATTAAAATCTCACCAATTTTCAGAACCAGTGTGTAAATTTACAAAAATTTACAAAAAATCCTATCTGGCATTTTCTCGGAAATAGTCCCAAGAGAACACCAGATAGGAAATTAACTTTTGCCAAACCATTTTTCATATTCGTGTATCTTACAAACTGGAAGTAAATCTCTACAACGAGAAGTACTGTGGTATCTATACTCAACCCAATATGCGTCACCAATTGGCTCCAAGTCTTGAATTTGATTTCTTTCCTCATAATTGGTTTTTAAATCAAAAACTCGCACATGAGCTTTTTTATTTGGAAGAATGATAAACTCAAATATGAATTGACCTGCTATTTTCTTTCGTTCTGCTGCTGATATTTTAGCTTCTACCATATCGGTGCCCACAATAGGTTCTGGTTCAGATATAAATCTGAAATTACCAAACAGAGTTTTAAACTCTTCTGCTTCTTCAAGATTATCTGGGTCAATAGGCTCTTCGCCATCTCTCAAATAATAGAAAGAATCGCCAGTGAGTTGAATTATTTCAGTCTTCATCTCTTCGTCCTCCACCTGCTATTAAGCACCACGATATAAATATGCCAAGCACAGCTGAAAATATAATAATTACTGCTATCATGTCGTTTTATATTTATGAAGTTTACGATAACCTGGTCTAGCCGCAATCCAGGCTCTTTGATACGCTAATATTTTTTCTCTGTTTTTAGCATAATATTTTCTATCATACTCAGAGCGTTTCAGCTTTTCTTCTATAGAAGTTGGAGCTTTATAGACATATTTTTCTGGATGAGCCTTCCTGTAAGCTTTATTATAGGCTAATAGCTTTTCTCTATTAGCTCTATAATAAGCTCGCATTCTGGCTCTGTCATGTTCTGTCGTTGTCATGATATTTCTTTGCGTTCTAATTTGTGTCTAATTAAATATAACTTTATATCAATAATATCATCAAGCGTTAAATTCTTGATAACTTTATTGCCGATTTTAAGACTGTGCTTTTGCTTTCCCATAAGGATTGTCTTTTTTAATTCGGTCATAAAGTTTCTTGAACCAAAAAGGATTGTATCTTAACAAGTCGCCATAAGTTCTGATATTGTTAACGCCAACAAGCCTAGAAGCATAAATTACTTCTCTATCAGCCAATCGGCGTCTAGCCTCGTACCATCTATGTATAGCTCTATCCACGCATTCCAAAAAATACGTACTAAGCTCGGAATCACGCTCTTCAAGAATCTGTTGTTCTGTACCCTGCTTGAAATAATATGGCACATTTGGTGTAACCCAATAAGTAAGAACCTCACCTACTTCTGGATGTGTCTTGTATAGAAATCCAGGATTTGCAACAAATACCCACGGCCATTTAATCTTTGCTAACTTAATAGCTTTTGGAATAGCAGGAGATAAAAGTCTAGCAATTCTAGCATTGATATATTTGTCGTAGCGCTTAATAAGTTGACGCAAATTGCTGGTAAGTTCCTCTACAAGAGCTGTTTTGTCCCATCTTGTTAACTCTTCTGATAAAGGGAGAAGTTTCTGGTCGAACGCCATTCTATTAATTTCAACTTTTTCAAGTTCTTTTTTAGCCTGGCGTTTTGCCATACCATCTTTAATACGACGACTAATCACTAATCTGCGCTCAACATCATTGAGTTCAGGGACTAACTCTTTGTCGTGCTTAGGACTGTCGGCAAATTCCACGCAGTTTTCACCGCCTATAGAAAAGATAACATCGTCAGATACTTCGCGTTTAACTTTGCCATCTTCATATTTTAGAGTTGATTTGTTATAAAACTCATCGCCATCCATAGAAGCGATAGAAAAATCAGAATTCTCGTTGTCATCTGGATTTGCAGCTGCTTCTATTTCAGCTTTTGCTAAGTCTTCATCTTCAGACTGAATATCTGCTAGCATTTTAGCAAAATCTTCTTCTGAATATTCCATCATAGAGGCTTCTTCACTTGAAGGAGCCTCTGTGTTATGTATATCACATAGAGCTTGGTCAATGAGCGCATTTAAATCTTTACTGTCCATATTACATAATCTTTAAATTAGTTACAAATACTGAACTAAAAACATTTCTTGCTACATGTGGCTGGAGCATAAATAAATATGCTATAGCAAGTAATAATCTAGCAACTACATGTAGAATCCACGCGGCTAAATATACTGGAAAATAAATAACTCCAATGGTGAACCATACTAAAAACAGCATCCAGCCTTTAAACTTAATTGGTATTTTCATAATTTCAAATAGTCTACAAAATTGTCTACTAAATAATCATTAATGTGCTTTGGATATACTTTTGTGCTTGGTAAGTATATATGCAAGTCCTGAGCAAAATGATAATATGTTCCAACTGCCGCACCAATTCTAGAAGCAACATACTTTTGTAACTGAGAAAAACAGTACTGGTCATTGCAAAAACCAAATATCAAGTCATTACTTCTCATCATAACTGTCATATTAAGAGTTTTCTGACTCATATATTCAAGTTTAAAACCAATATTCAGTGTACATGGAGTATCATATTCATAGTCATCCATTTCCTTACCATCATACAGTGTAAGCCATGCTTGACGAGTATCTGGATTGTCCTCAAGTTTCTCAATTACTTTCTGTAGCTGTTTGTTGCGGTTCCACAGCCAGCCATAATTAGAATTGACTTGACAATCGCCACAGTGCATGCGTTTCCAAATAGGAGCATGCTTTTGAAGCTCTGATACATCTCTCGAATGAGATAGGTACCAATTCCACTCTCTTTCTGCATATTTAGCATTCCATTGGCGCCAATCTTCAGTAATATGATTGTGCTCTGGATGCGCAATATAAAAACCAACATTTTCAAGTCTAACTGTATTATTACCTGGCATTTCACCAAGTTTAAATATACGATTAGCCAAAATATTAAATGCTTGATTTGCATTTTCATATACCCAATTATTGTCAGATTGGGTAATATATGGATAAGAAATTTCAAAATTTACCTCCATGATTTATTGAATTTTTGATTTAACACTTGAAAGTTTTGCTGAATAGCTTTAATGTCTTCAGGCTTTAAGCCTGTTAATGGACAAACTGCATTCAAATCAAGCATATTCACTTTGCCTTCCATTCTAGTTCTTTCGTATGCAAAAAACTGTTCTTTAGTAATTTCTGCTACTGGAGTTGGCACCAGTTTTGTATATTTTCGTAAATCTATAGCTTTGCTCATATCTTTTGCATTTTAAACAATTCTTCTTCGGCTTCTTCATTTAATGCTTGGCATATTTCTTTAGCTTCTTCATAAGTTAATTCTGTGTATGGGTCTCCATCTTCATCTTCAGCTTGCTCTCCAGTTATAAGAACAATCCTATACATAGAATTAACTCTTTCGTCTATGTAGGTGTTAGCTGCGTCAACGGCTTGTGAACATATATACCAAATTGCATCGTCTCTAATAAAGCCTAAATTAAACTTATCTGTACATATCTGAATATAGAAAGTTCTCAGAATTTTTGGAGCAAATAAGCCTTTCTTTTCCATATCCTTATATTCGTGTAGCCACATGCCAAAGCCGTTGCTTTCTTTGAATTTTTTAGCATAATGCTCTACGAATTTCAAGAATATAGGTTCTTTTACTACTTCCGGTACTTTCTTCATAATCTGATATTTTTAATAGATAGAACTCCTCTTTTTATCCCAGAGCAATTGAAACATATAATATAATAATTTATATTATAAATATATTTCGTTAACTCTGGGACTATAGAGGATGTTACTGGGACAATTTATTACTCTTCTGAAGTAGAGTTAAAACCTCCTTTTCGTTCACTCTTCTTAGCAAGAACAGCAGCCTTAACAACTTCAGGAGAAGCTTCGCAAATATCTGCATAAGATACAGGAACCAAAATAAACTGAGCAATCTTCTGACCACGCTCAATCCACACTGGCTCTTTGCCTACATTAATGAGATGAATGTGAATCTCACCAGGATAGTCCTCATCGACGATAGATGCACCAATAATAACACAACTTGAAATAGTTGTATCTTGGCCTGTGATTTTCATCTCTGTCTCACAATCAAGCTTAGCCTCTCTTGATGGACAAACGCCAGACTTGTTAGCAGCCATAAGCATATATCCATCTGGAATAAGAGCTGAAATACCAGATGGGATAAGCACATCCTCGTGTGGCTGAAGCATCTGACCTGAAAAATCCTCTGGCACAAAGAAATCAATACCAGCTGACTTAGATGTACCACGCTCTGGAGTTTTAACCTTTCTTACTTTTGCAATCTGCATTACTGAATTCATAATTGTAAAATTTTAATATGTGAATAACTAAATTATTTATATGTGCAAAATTACATAAAAATTTTCATATAGTGAAATTTTTTATGTTAACAGTAGTTAAAGTTAACAAGCTTTAACTACTGTTATTCTTTTTAAAGTAAATCGTCTATATTACCAGGATTTGGGTCTATAGAAGCCGGCTTTGAATTCTTTGGAACTTTAATATCGCCAGGTTTACGCTTCAAAATCCACAGAGTATTACGAGCAGCATCTGGGAACATTGGAGCCATGATATTTGCCATAAGATTTGAATCATAATAACGACTCAATTCTTTAAACATTTGCTTCTGCCAATCATTCATGAGAGGCTTATAATCTTTCTGTGAAGCAAATGTTCCAAACTTATCGACAATATCAAAGTGCTTTTTGAGAATAGCCTCAAGTTCGTAGTGGTCAAACTCTTGAACATCTACACCTCTTCCGTCCCCAGAATCATAAGTATGATTACCTGCAGCACCAACACGAGGGTCGTAATTTGGAGTAGAAAGATAATAAGTTGCATCATCACGTCCACACGCTTTAAAGTTCTCCAGGAAAACATCGGCATTCTGTTTACCGACATGCTCAAGAACCTCGAAAGCACACACCTTATTGCCATTAAACTGGCTGTAATCAAGATAATTTTTAACAAGGTCAGCCTCATAGAAGCTAGCCCAAGGAACTGATGCAAACTTAGCTGCATCATCTGCAATAGTTTTGTGTCGAATATCGATGCCAACATAGCTGTTACACTTAAACTTATTTCTGTAAAACACTTCAAGCAAATTAGCTTGACCACATCCAAAATCTACCACATCATCACCAATTTTAGCGTCTTTCAAGATGTGTGTCCACCTCAAATAATGAGCAAACTGGTCTCTGTGATAAATGTGACGCTCCATAGCTTGGTCTGGAGATAAATCAGTTGTATTATAATTCTTTGCCATAATTACATTAAATCTTCTGTTTCAGTTTCAGGCTTAGCACCATTGGTACCATCGTATGTATCAGCCTCTGAAACTGGGTTAAACTTACGTTGCTTTTTGCCTACTTCAATTGATAACTTCCAATACTTGGAATATTCGCACAACCAACCTTCAATATTATTAATTGTAAGGTTGAATTCGCTAGATGGTTCATAGCCTCCAGTTTCAGCATTAAACTTAGCATATACCATTGGTTCTCCATGAACTTCGGCAACTTCATTGAGTTTCTCTTCAGCCATAGCAAGAAGTTCCTTCATACCTGCTACACGCTGAGAGTTGATAACCCTGTTAGGGAACAAGATGCGCAAACCAAGAAGTGAACCAGGACCAATATTTGTCAGTTCATTTACATTAAACGGAATAAAATCCTCTTTTGAGAATCGATTAATGTAAATCATATCCTGCATCAGCTCATTAGCAATAAACTTCTGAGCTCCAGG